TTATAAATAATTTGAAACAATCCATTTAGGAGACACTAATGTCAGTAGAAAGCAAAATTAAACAATTGCTAGAGCGTGTAGATGCGAAATCTAGCCTAGAAGAAGCAGACGCTATGGGTGCAGCTAAAGGTAAAGATACCTCTATCAAAGCAGCTAATGGCGGCGATGCCTCTTCCCCAAAACAAGGTGACTCTGAAGGCGCAAGCTATGAAGAGCGCGATGAAAAGGATGAGAACCAAGGTGCTATTACAGCTAAAGGTATTAGTCAAAATACCATTAAGATGAAGGGACCTGTTGGAGGAACTCCTGATTTTAAAACAGTTGGCGACCTTTCATCCGCAGTAAACCAACCCAATTCTAAGGGCAATGTTCCTGTTGGTGAGGAAGAAGAAGTTGCAGGCGAAGTAATTGCAGAAGAAGAAGTTGAATCAGAAGTTCAGGCTCCTGCAGCAATTGACTTATCCCCAATTTTTGGCGATGATCTCTCAGAAGATTTCAAAGCTAAAGCAACATCTATTTTCGAAGCAGCAGTTATTGCTCGCGTAAATGCAGAAATGGATAAAGTTGCAGCATCTCTAGAAGAGAAATATGCGACTGATGTTGCAGAATACAAAGACGGTATCGTCGAAAAGATTGATTCATATCTCAACTATGTTGTTGAGAATTGGATGAAAGAAAATGAACTAGCCTTAGAAAACGGTCTTCGCACTGAGATTGCTGAAGACTTTATGGCTGGGTTAAAAGTACTATTCAAAGAGCACTACATTGAAGTGCCTGAAGAGAAATACGATGTAATCGGTGAACTACAAGCCAAAGCTGCTGAACTCGAAGCAAAACTAGACGAAGCAATTGGCAGCAATGTAGACCTTAACAAAGAAGTCACTTCTTTAAAGCGTCAAGCAGTTGTAGAAGAATTGTCCAAGGATTTAGCTGACACAGAAGCTGCAAAATTGGGCAAGCTATTAGAGGGTGTTGATTTTGAAAATGAAGATCTTTACAGAGAAAAAGTTTCTGTAATTAAAGAGAATTATTTTCCAAAGAATGTAGTAACAGAAGGCACTAGCCAATCTGTTCAAGCACAACAGACTTTAACAGAAGAAACAGATGTTCCAACTGAATTTACAGATGGTTCGTCAGTAGTTTCTGCATATGCTAAAGCACTTTCAAGATCAATTAAAAGAGCGTAATTTTACGACATTCCATCAAGGAGAAAAAAATGTTTTTATCTGAAAACCTACAACAAAAATGGCAAGCCATTTTAGAGCACCCTGATCTTCCAGAGATCAAGGATTCCTACAAGCGTGCAGTTACATCTGTATTGTTAGAGAACCAAGAGCGTTCACTACGTGAAGAGCGTAGCGCAATGTTTGAGGCAGCTCCAGCAAACAATATTTCCGCAACAAACGGTATTGACAAGTATGATCCAATCATGATTGGTCTAGTACGCCGTGCAATGCCTAACCTAATGGCTTATGACATTTGCGGTGTTCAACCAATGACTGGCCCAACAGGCTTGATCTTCGCAATGCGTTCTACTTACGGCGGTGCTCGTACACCTTCAACAAGAACAGAAGCATTGTACAACGAAGCAAACACAGCATTCTCAGGCACAGGCGTTGCTCAAACACCAGCAGCAGGAACTTCTTTAGATCCTACAGGTACATTTACTTCTACAACAGCTGGTGGCGTAGCTACAGCAACAGCTGAAGCATTAGGTACTTCTGGTTCTGCAGCGTTCAACGAAATGTCTTTCTCTATTGATAAGACAACAGTTACTGCAAAATCACGTGCATTGAAAGCAGAATACACAGTTGAATTAGCACAAGACTTGAAAGCTATTCACGGTCTTGACGCTGAAGCAGAATTATCAAACATCTTGTCACAAGAATTTATGTTTGAAATTAATCGTGAAGTTGTTCGTACAATTTACAAAGTTGCTAAGCCTGGTTCACCAGCAACAGCAACTGCAGGTACATTCGACTTAGACGTTGACTCTAACGGACGTTGGTCTGTTGAGCGTTTCAAAGGTCTATTGTTCAACATTGAGCGCGATGCTAATCACATTGCTCAAGACACACGTCGTGGTAAAGGTAACTTCATCGTTTGCTCTGCAGACGTTGCAAGTGCATTAGCTATGTCAGGTGTTCTAGACTACGCTCCAGCTTTGAGCACAGGTCTAAATGTTGACGATACAGGTAACACATTCGCAGGTGTATTGAATGGCCGTTACAGAGTTTACATTGATCCGTATTCCAGCAACCTAGGTGCAGCAAATCAGTTTTACATGGTTGGTTATAAGGGTTCTTCTCCTTATGACGCAGGTATGTTCTACTGCCCATATGTTCCTTTACAAATGGTTCGCGCAGTTGATCCTAACAGCTTCCAGCCAAAGATTGGTTTCAAGACACGTTATGGTTTAATTGCTAACCCATACGTTGTACAATCAGACGGTTATACAAATGATGCAGACACATTTACGGCTGATCGTAATCAGTACTATCGTCGTACACGTGTATTGAACTTAATGTAATCTATACATTATTAAACCGACATTAAGATCGGTACAGTCCTAGACTGATTTAAAGGGGGAAGAAATTCCCCCTTTTTTGCCTTTATAAATATTAATGTTAGCAAAGGATGTTAAATGTACACTGCAAATATAGATGTTTTACAACAGAACTATAATAGTTCTCTTCCTAAGACATACGATTTTCTAAGACCAAACGCGTTTAAATTTTCGGTAAAAGATTTACCTGGTACTTCTTTTACTTGTCAATCGGCAAATTTACCGCAATTGTCTTTGGGTTTTGCAGTACAGCCAACACCCTTTGTTGATGTTCCTCGTATTGGTGATAAATTAGATTTCGGAGAATTCACTATTAGATTTATTATATCTGAAGATATGTCAAATTATTTAGAATTATATAGATGGCTAATTGCATTGGGATTTCCTCAAGACTACACGCAATTTGGACAATTTGTTAAGAATAGACCAAGTGCATTTCCATTTAAAACAAACTTAAAAGGTGAATCAGAAGTTTTGGCATACTCGGATGGTACTTTAACGATTTTAGACTCGACAAATACCCCTAAAGTAAATATAATATATAAAGACATATTCCCGGTGTCTTTGGAAGCTTTGGATTTTGATATAGCTTCAGCAAGCGTTGAATATTTTACGGCAATCGCTTCATTTAAATATACCCTGTTTGAGGTGGAGCAACTTTAATTAACTATGGAGATTTTATGGCAAATAATAAAACTGGTTTGAAAAACATTCCAAAAATTCCGGTACCAAAATTTAACAAACCGGCCGCAGCACCAGCTGCTCCTCAACAACCTCAACAAGGACAATTGCAAATCAACATTGATGATTTGCGTAAAGAGAAAATCTTTATTGCTACTCCCTGTTACGGCGGCATGCTTACAGAAGCATATTTCCGTTCAATGGTTCGCACATTGACCTTCTTTAACCAACACCAAATTCCTATTGCGTTTGGTACTATTGCGAATGAGTCTTTAGTTACTCGTGCCCGTAATGTGTTGGTTGCTTACTTCCTTCAAAGCAATTACACACGTTTATTATTCATTGACGCAGACATTGAATTTCAAGTTGAAGATGTGTTGAAGCTAATTGCTCACAACAAAGAAGTTTGTGTTGGTGCATATCCTAAGAAGGGTGTTAACTGGCAACGTATTAAAGATAGCATTAATTCTAAACAAGGCAAAGAAATTTCTGATCGCGAAATTGCGGCTGCTGGTTCAGACTATGCAATTAACTTCAAATTCGTTAATCGCGACTTGAAACAAATTGCTATTGAGAATGGTGTTATTAAATTGCACGATGGAGCTACAGGCTTTATGATGATTAAGCGTGAAGCAGTCGACAAGATGATCGCAGCATATCCTGAGTTGAAGTATAACAATGACTTGAATACTCCTCCAGATTTGCAAGACTTCTTCTATGCATTCTTCGACACTATGATCGATCCGAAAGACAAGCGTTATTTGTCTGAGGACTACACATTCAGCAGACGCTGGCAAGATATTGGTGGAGATATTTGGCTCGACCCAACAATCTCATTGAACCACTATGGTTCTTTTAACTTCCAGGGTAATCCTGCACAAATTATTCAAATTGGGTAATTAAAATATGAAGCTCACAGATTTACAAAATCTGTGGGCAGATGATTGCAAGATTGACGAAACTAATCTAGGTCATGAATCTGCTCGCACACCCACCTTACATTCTAAGTATTTAAATTTTTTATCATCTACTCGACTTAATTTACGAAAAGCTGAGTCTGACTACTTAAACCTTCGCCGCAAAAAGTACAAATATTTCAGAGGAGAAATGACTCAACTGGAATTAACTGACGAAGGCTGGGAACAATGGCAAGGAAATAAACCATTAAAAAATGAAATGGATGAATTTCTACAAGTAGATCCTGATCTAATTATTTTGCAAGACAAAATTGAATATTTTAAAACAGTCATGTATCAGCTTGAACAAATTATTAGATCATTGAACAGTCGAACATGGGATATTAAAAATGCAATCGAATGGACTAAATTTACTAACGGTATGATGTAATGTCTGATATAAGAATAAGAAAAAAGAATGAAGTATATTTAAATGTTGATGCTGAACCTTCAATTGCACAAGAATTGAACGATCATTTTTCATTTGAAGTACCCGGCGCAAAATTCCATCCTCTTTATAGATCAAAGATGTGGGATGGCCGTGTCCGTCTTTTTTCGATGTTCACAAAAGAACTGTATGTTGGTTTAAAAGATTATGTTGAACATTTTGCTAAAGAACGTGGATATACTGTGGATTATTCCGAGTATGTTCATACTGCTGACACCTGCACCCTTGAAGAAATACGAGAGTTTATTGCAAACTTAAATATTGGTTCAAAGGGCCAACCTCTTGAGATGAGAGATTATCAGGTTGAAGCTGTTTATAAAGCTATTAGCGATGGTAGACGTTTGCTTTTATCCCCTACAGGTTCTGGTAAATCGTATATCATTTACTGTATTATGCGTTGGCACGAACAATTTAATCGTAGACAATTAGTTCTTGTTCCTACTACATCGCTTGTTGAGCAGATGTATTCCGATTTTCAAGATTATTCTTGTTTAAATGGATGGAAAGCATCTACCCATTGTCATCGTATTTACGGCGGCCATGAGAAGTCTAACGAATATGATGTTGTTATTAGTACTTGGCAATCAATCTATAAATTACCTAAAAAATTCTTTGATGATTTTCAGGCAATTTACGGAGACGAAGCCCACTTATTTAAGGCAAAATCGTTAACGGGTATTCTAAATAAATGTCCCGGTGCACCGTATCGTGTAGGTACTACTGGCACATTGGATGGTACTCAAACGCACAAACTAGTATTAGAGGGTTTATTTGGACCCGTGTATAAAGTTACTACAACTAAGAAACTTATTACAAGTAAGACCTTAGCAGATCTGCAAATATATAATTTAATATTAGATTATTCGGATGAAATTAAAAAGGCACTTAAAGGAAAGACATATCAAGAAGAAATGGACTTTCTAGTACAGCATGAACCTCGAAATAAATTTATCCGCAATTTAACATTAAAGCAAGAGGGCAACAGTCTTGTACTATTTCAGTATGTTGAAAAACACGGTAAAGTATTATATGAGATGATTAATTCGAAAGCCGAAAATCGAAAGGTGTTTTTTGTGTACGGAGGTACAGATACTGAACAGAGAGAACAAATTCGAGCATTGACAGAAACCGAAAAGGATGCTATAATAGTAGCATCATATGGAACTTTCTCTACAGGAATAAATATTAAAAACCTACATAATATTATTTTTGCATCTCCCTCTAAATCTCGTATTAGAAATTTGCAATCTATTGGTAGGGGATTGAGAACAAGTGAGACTAAAAGTAGTTGTAACTTATATGATATAGGCGATGATTTGACTTGGAAGTCTAAAAAGAATTATACTTTATTACACATGATAGAACGAATCAAAATCTATAACGATGAACATTTTGAATACAAACTAATAAAAGTAAAACTACAATGAACCAAACATATAAACTATTAAAACTTAACAGCGGTGAAGACATAGTTTGTAAAACTGAAGAAAACTTATCATTAACGGATAAACAGAGTATATTCATTCAAGATCCAATGGTTTTGAATCAAGTAAGGACTCAGTTTGGAGCAGGGGTAATGGAATCATATACATTGTCCCCTTGGCTTGCTTTATCCGATGATGAGTTTTATGAAATACCTGTACATTATATTATATTAGCTGCTAATGTTAAAGACACATTGAAAGATAATTATATCAAGTATGTACAAGATCGTAAAGAAGCTGAATTAAATGAAAGAATGACAGCCGAAGATCTTGAAGTTGAAGAATCTGATAACCAAATTGAAAAAGAAGATAACCATGAAAACAGTAGCAACACCCCCAGAATTAGACGCGGAAAACTTGTCCACTAAAAAGGCAATGCCTGTATCGTCGCATTATGTAGATAATAAAAAGTTTCTACAGGCACTTATAGAATATAGACAACTTGTAGATGAAGCCGCAGCTAGAGGCGAGGAAGCCCCGGTAGTTTCTAGATATATCGGTGAATGTTTTATTAAGATTGCTACGCACTTATCATATAAATCTAATTTTATTAATTACACATTTAAAGATGATATGATTTCAGACGGCATTGAAAACTGTCTAACAGCTGTTGTAAAATTTGATCCTTCAAAATCTTCAAACCCATTTGCATACTACACACAAATTATTTACTTTGCTTTTATTCGTCGTATCCAAAAAGAGAAAAAGCAACAGGCTACTAAATATAAATTGATTGAGAATATGGATATTGATTCATTAATCTTACAAGAACATGACAATGGTGAATTTGGCACACAATTCCTAGATTACCTAAAACGACAAATGGACACAGTCGATATTGAGAAACGGGTAATGAACATTCCGAAAAAGGCTAAAAAAGTTCAAGATGATATCGAAAATCCGCTTGACCTTGATGACTAAACACTATATAATATGTAGTATAAATTCTCGGAGATGTTATGGAAGTACAACCTAAAGATACGAGCAAGGGACATTTTTATGTTAGCCTTGCAAAAAGTTTTATTCGCATAGGAGCAGGCATTGCTCTTATTTGGCCAGAAAGTATTTTACTTGCTGGTTTTTTGTTAATTGTTGCAGAGATGCTCGGCATTCTTGAGGAGCTAGTATAATGGCAAAATTGAAAGTATCAGAATTATTTTATAGTATTCAGGGTGAAGGTAGGTACATGGGAGTACCTTCCGTGTTCTTGAGAACGTTCGGTTGCAACTTTACTTGCGACGGTTTTGGAATGCCGAAAGGTGAAAAAAGCGATGAAAGAAATGTTATTGCGATTAAGGCTGATAGCTTTAAAAATTATAATGACTTGCCTCTTGTACATACTGGTTGTGATTCCTATGCTAGTTGGGATCCTCGTTTTAAGCATCTTAGCCCTGTACTCGACATTGAAGCTGTTGTGGAAGCAATCGTCGATTCCCTCCCAGGAAAAGAATGGCAAGACGAACACCTAGTAATTACAGGTGGTGAACCTTTATTGGGTTGGCAAAAACAATATCCCGAATTATTGAATCACTCTAAAATGTTAGCATTGAAAGAACTAACATTTGAGACAAATGGCACTCAGCCACTGACATCTGATTTTAAACAATATCTTTTAAATTGGACTTTGAATAATAAAGGGCGTACTAGTAGAAGAGGAGCAGATGCTTTAACATTCTCAGTATCTCCTAAGTTATCAGTATCAGGTGAAAAATGGGAAGATGCTATTTGCCCTGAAATTGTAGCAGGTTATGAGTGGTGTGGATACACATATCTTAAATTTGTAATCGCATCACCTCAAGATGCAGAAGAAGCAGAAGAAGCAGTAAATGCATATCGTAAAGCTGGTTTTTCGGGTCCTGTGTATCTTATGCCTCTCGGCGGTACTGAGCAGTTGTACTCTATTAATAATCGCAATGTTGCAGAACTCGCAATGCGAAAAGGTTGGAGATATTCAGATAGACTCCAAATTCCATTGTTTAAAAATGCCTGGGGCACTTGATGATCAATATAAACACCGATAAAGATCTTTATAGGTGTGACCCTGAAGATTATATTTTTAAGTCTTTAGACTTTGCGAAGTCTTTGCCTATAGTAGAAGCAAACGATGTAAATATTCATTTCTTCTGGAAAGTGCCAGGGGTGTTCGGCCGTAAACAATTATTGCCTATTAAATCTGCAATAGCAACTCAAAATTTAAATACTACAAAAATTATACTATGGTCTAATGTAGATTTAAGTGACAATGAATATTTAAAACCATATCTTAAATATATTGATTTGAAAATATGGGATTTGCAAGCTGAGGCAAAAAATACTATTTTAGAAGATTGTCAATTTTTAAATAATGCGGAAGATGGACTTAGATATTTAGATAGCGATATTTTTAGACTTTTATGTCTGCACAAGTATGGCGGTTTCTATTGCGATATGGACATGGTATTGTTGAGAGATTTTAATCCGTTGACACCATATCAATTTGCTTATCAGTGGTCTGCGTCAGGTGTTGAATCTAAAATTAAATGGGCAGAATGGGATACAACTGTTTTAAATGTGAACAATGCAATTGTTAATATTCACAGAGGCAGCAAGTTGTCGTTGGACTTATTGAATACGTTGAAACATACCAGACCGCAATCTCAATCAAATTGTTGGGGAAGAGATTTGCTTAACAGAGTAATCATTGGAAGAGATGATTGTGTTGTTTTCCCGTGTGCTTGGTTTAACACCGAATGGTTATATGTGGACAAACCAATATTGTCATTTAGTGCATCATATGAGGCTAAGGATAAAGAATTTGATGGGGCGTTTACATGGCATTGGCATAATCAATGGGGCGCTGAAATTGAAGAGCACAGTAAGTTTTATAATTTAGAACAAAAAATTGAAAGACTTTTTATTGAAAAGGGGTTATAATATGAATAGAATGAAATGGGATGTTGAAGAAATGGGACGCGAAATGCGTTCACCATATAACGATGGATTTTATACATTTGAAATTAAAAAGAAATTGTATGAAATTAAATGGGCAGTAGATAAACAACTAGAAAATTCGCCAACATATGTAGGTGAACCAGAATGGTTAGAAGAAAACAATATAAATAATAAAGTTACACAACGGTAACGAATTTCAATTATCATATCCGAGTTAGGAAGGATTCTAAAATGTCATATAACAAAACAAAATGCGACCCCGAGTTAGGTCTTAAAGTTCACGAACATCTAGTTAAAATGGGAGTCGAAACTCCTATTAAAGAAACAGGTCAATTAATTGATCGTAAGGGTAAGATCGATGTTATCGAATCTTTATTTACAGATATTATGAAAACACTTGGACTAGATCTTACAGATGATAGTCTAATTGAAACACCTAAGCGTGTTGCTAAAATGTATGTGAATGAAATTTTTTGGGGACTCGATTATGAGGCATTCCCAAAATGTACTACTGTAGATAACAAAATGCAGTATAACGAAATGGTATGTGAACGAAATGTTAATGTTCAAAGTAATTGTGAGCATCACTTTGTTGTAATTGATGGATTAGCTACTGTTGCTTATGTTCCAAAGACTAGAGTACTTGGTTTGTCTAAGATCAATCGCATTGTAGAATATTTTAGTAAACGTCCTCAGATTCAAGAACGTCTAACAGAACAAGTATTCCACACACTACAATATATTCTTGAGACTGAAGATGTTGCTGTATTAATCGATGCGCAGCATTACTGTGTTAAATCTCGAGGTGTTGAAGATACAGGTAGTTCAACAGTAACAGTTCGTCTAGGCGGCGGTTTTAAAAATGATCCAGCAGTAAGAAATGAATTTTATCAGATTGCTAGACAAGGTTGCAAATGATGGATTATATTAATTTCAATTATTTGGCAATTGGTATTATAATTGGATATATTGCTAATCCACTAATGGCTGCGTTTTCAGCAATTATAATGAAGATATTATTCGAAACTAATTCTAATTGTACGCATAATTGCAATCAAGGGCGTAACTGCACTTGTAAGGAAAATAAATGACAGTGAATGTAATGGTTGACTTGGAAACAATGTCAACAAGATCTAATGCAGCAATTTGTTCTATTGGTGCAGTAAAATTTGAAGGTGGAAAAATCATTGATAAGTTCTACTGCACAATAGATCTTGCTAGCTGCAAAGAAGCTGGTATGCATATCTCTAAAGATACTGTCGAATGGTGGTCTAAACAAAATAAAGAAGCATTGCGCGAATTAACTAAAAACAATATCTCATTACAAGAAGCTCTTGATAAATTTGAATTGTGGTTTGGCCCTAAGAGTTTGCCTATTTGGGGCAATGGTGCAGTATTTGATAATACTATCTTAGGGAATGCTTATTTTATTACAGGTAGAGAACCACCGTGGAAGTGCTGGGATGATCGTTGCTATAGAACAGCCAAAGCAATGTTTAATTGGATTCCTGCAGATGCGCGCGAAGGCACATACCATAACGCATTAGATGATGCGATTTATCAGACAAAACACTTAATTAAAATTCTTGGTGAGTAATATGCGACTTTATAAAAAGAGAGTTGCGTTTTGTATTAGCGATCAACACCTTGTTCCTCACGGTGGCATCGGACAATTCGCAAAAGGTTTTGTTGAAATGGCAAATATTATTAACTGGAAAGTTGATATTATTACAGACAAACCAACAACAAATGAATTTGCTAAATTGGTAGAATCTTTAGGGGCTAATTTAATTGCTCCGAAAAATGCCATGTCTTATAAGAATCATACTGGCACATTTGCATTTACAGATTCAATTAATTTTGAAAAGATGATTAACTTCAGAGATGCAGTTATGAATGCGTTTCATACTAACATCTATGATATGGTTGTTTGTAATTCATTAGAAGCAATGCCTGCAGTATTAAGTTTTGATCTTAATAATTACATCCCAGTAGTTCTATACACGCATGAAGAAAGCATGGTCTTCCGTGATACTCGCAAATTTAAAGGTGTGTTTTTAGAAAGTTGTAATGAGTTCTTTAATAATTTAATGAACCTTGAGAACTGTCATATTGGTACACAATCTGCACGTAATGTAGCTGAGATTAAAAACAATGGCGGAGTTAATGTAGAGCATTTAAGTATGCCTATGTCTGAAAGAGAATTACTCACAGGCGGTTATACAGAACGAAAAGGTGTCTTGTATATTGGTCGTTGGGAAGATCGTAAAAACCCCGAAGCATTTTTAAAGGTAATTAAAGAGACGGGATTGCCTGCAAAAATCATGACCAATGCCAACGGCAAAAAGAAATTTGAAGCTCGTCTTGCAGAATTGGGTATTACAGATTATGAAATTAAAGCAAGTATTGTGGGCAAAGAAAAAGTTGATTTTATCAAATCTGCTAAGGTGCACTTCAATCCCTCTTTAAGAGAAAATTATCCATTTACTTTCTTTGAATGTTTGGGTCATATGCCCTGCATTGTAATCGATAAATCTGAATGGGTTACAAATTTTGATAGTAAATATTATATTCGTTTGCCATTAAATGAAGTTGCTGCAACATTAAAAATTGAATATGATGCTGATCGAAAAGATCGTAATCATGATGCGCTTCAGTATATTAAACATTTGGATTTCCAAACATCTGATAGATGGGTTAAATTCTTAAATTCATATAATCAAACATCTTTGGCCCGATCCGATTCTGCAAAAATTAATGATTATTCCGAAATTAAATATGCGGAATTTATTCGTATACTAAATAGAACACAATTGGCTATCGACGATGTTAAAAGTGTATTGACAAATAAGTCTAAATATAATATAATCTATACAGACAACGACACATACTTAACTAAAGATCCTAATTTTATACCAAAAGAAGAAGCAACTTCTTCATTAGAAAGCCTATTTGAATGAGAACATATGAATATGTAATTTCTGGTCCAGCATATTTGCGCCTCGGTGCAGAACAATGTAATGATCCAGATGTATTAGAAATGATGCTTGACATGATTGGTCGAGTATGTCACAACCAAAATAATCATACATTCTCATTATTGTATAATGGTTTTACTGAAAAGAACTTTGGACCCAAGTTACAAAAGTTTCGCCCCTCAATTAATAACATTCATGCTGACTCTGGTGGTTTGCAGATTATTACTCGCGGATTGAAAAATACTCCAGAAGTCAGAGAAAAGGTATATTCGAATCAAGGCACATACGCAGACATTGGTATGGCATTTGACGAGATTCCGGTTAAGACAACTTCTACAAGTGGCGTATCATCTAAGATTGATACCAAGCGTAGATATGCGGATATGGATAATTTTGACGAGTATGCAAGACAAACGGGTCGAAATGTAAAAGCACAAATTGAAACATTTGATAGAATGGGTAGTTCTTGCAGACCATTTGTTATTATGCAGGGATCATCTCAAGAATCATATTCTCGTTGGGCGGAATTAGTTCTAGAAGAAATTACTCCCGCATTGCATCATCGTATCGGTGGTCTTGCTATGGGATCAGCTGCACTAGGTATGGGTCAATTGGAAGATGTTAAACGGGCATTCTATGTTACACAGATGCCGTACACAAGACCATTTCATTTACACGTCTTAGGCGTAGGTGCATTACGTCGTATTCTTCCTTATATTTGTTTTAGTCAATCTGGTCTATATGAAGGCATTGATATTTCATATGACTCAACAACTCATTCTATGTCATTGGATAATGGATTGTTTTATTTCTCATTTGCTAAAAAAGCAGCTGGCTCACCGTATGGTGGCACATCTGTAAAAATGGGTAGAGAGTATTCTAACATTTATAGAACAGTTACTACAGAAATTAATACAGTATGCGGAACAAATTATACTCCTGAAGAATATCATATATTAATGAACAGAGGTGTTGGTGTTCATTTAGAAGCAGGTGGAAAATTTGTAGATATTATGCGTGCTCGTCTTGCCTTTATTTTAACAAACGTACACAATTTTACTCACGATGTAAATGCTTTAACAGAATCTAAAGAATTGTTTTTAAAATTCTGTAGAGAAAAAGATTGTGAAAATGAATATGCTACATTATTTGATGTTAAGACTCTTTCCGATTTCGAAGACTGGGAAAAGAATGTAGGCAGGTATATGGAGTCTGAACCAGTTAACACACAACCACCAGTTTCACTTGAGGATTTATTTGCATGAGCACTATTATTTCAGACGATACAGTATTTTTTACAGATACAATTATACATAGTAAATTAGTTAAAAAGAAAAGTTCTATTTGGGTTACCTTTCAGAAAGAAGGTATTCATAAATATCCACAAGCGGCAACTGATCCTAAATTAGCAACAGGTGATTGGCTTGATGTTTCATTCTTAGGAACACCTCATAGACATATATTTCATTTCCGAGTAGAGATGGAAGTATTTCATGATGATCGAGATGTAGAATTTATTCAGGCAAAACGTATTATGGAAAGATGGTATTCCGATGGTACATTACAATTAGATTTTAAATCTTGTGAGATGATGGCAAATGATCTATATGACAAATGTAGTGTTCAATGGCCTAATAGAGATTATACTATTGAAGTATCAGAAGACGGTGAAAACGGGTGTAGAATTAGTTTTGAAAGGGTAGCAGGTGAGTAAATTATATTATATGGGTTTAGAACCCTATGAAGGTCGGTATACTCTACAGTTGCAACAATGGAGTGAAGCTGCATTTAAACGTAGAGGTATTGACTATGAAGTAATTCATGGTGATATTCTAGATGACTCTAAAGCAATTGTAACAGGTCAAGTACTTGATGCACACGGCCGTAGTTATTATTCGTTGACACAGATGGCTAATCTTATTAAGAAGATGAAAGCTGGTGAAATTACTTGGCAGGATACAATCTTTTTTGAAGATATGTTTACCCCTGGAATTGAAGCATTACCCTATATAATGGATCAAGTAAGCTATGAATATCAACCTCGCATCTTTGTTCGTTGTCTTGCACAATCTATTGACCCTGATGATTTTGTTCACGTATGGGATATGCAGAAGTGGATGGGTATGTACGAGAAGATGACAGATCAATTTGTTACAGGTGTACTTGCATCTAACGAAGAGATGGTTGCTCATATGAAAATTGCAGGTTGGGAAGCACCAATCTTTAATATCTCTGGACTTGCATTTGATAAAGATGAAGTTCGTAGTCGTGTAGCAAATCGTATTCCATTTAATCAGCGCAAACAGCGTGTAGTCTTTGCTGCAAGATTCGATCAAGAGAAACAACCCGATTTCTTTATGGATTTAATTGAACGCTATTATACAATTAATCCAAATGTAGAATTTGCTGTTCTTTCAGGCGGCCCTTTGCGTAGTAACAATGAAAAGTATTTGACTCGCGCGCGAGCATTGGAAAAGACTCATAATTTTAAAATCTATGAGAATCTTAAAAAGAATGAATACTATGAATTGTTAGGCGATTCTCGAGTATTATTTAATTGTGCATTGCAGGATTGGGTAAGCAATACCGCATCAGAAGCAGATGCATTAGGTACAAATTGTTTATATCCTGCATATAGATCATTCCCAGAATCATTTGCTAATGATCGTGAATGTCTTTATATTCCATGGTCACAAGATGATGCAGTATTTAAATTAAATACATTGCTGTTTCAAGAGCGAACTAATCTAGGTAAGTTGTCTGATTGGACATCTGGTACTATTGATCGTTGCTTAGATATTATGTTTGAAGATAATGCTAAATGGTATCGTAGCGGTAAGGATTACAGAGATTATGTCCCAGCAGCCAAGTACTAAATTAGTTGTTGTCACCGGTTCCGCTGGTTATATCGGCGGACAGACTTGTATCGAATTAAAGAAACAAGGATACGAAGTTATCGGCATTGATAACAGACATAACGAACATCTTGATGCATTTCAAGATGAATATTTGCAATGCGACTTTACAGACTTAGAGGCATTTAGTCTTTATAAAAAGGTGTATCCTGTTGCAATTATACATTGTGCTGGTACTAGTCTAGTTGGTCCTAGTATGAAAAATCCAGGACATTACTTTCATAATAATGTATCTAAAACAAATTTACTTTTAGACTTTGTTGCTAAACAAATCCCAAAGACTAAAATTATTTTTAGTAGTAGCGCATCTGTTTATGGTATTCCTAAAACAAAAACACCGTTGAGAGAAAACGATAAGGTTGATCCTATTTCCCCATACGGTGAATCTAAATTGATGGTCGAGCATCTATTAGAATGGTATCATAGGTGTCACAATTTAAACTATACAGCATTTAGATATTTTAATGCTTGCGGTGCAGATGATAACGGTCAACATGGCCAAGAACCAGATGCAACACATATCTTTGCCAAACTATTTGAAGCAGCTAAAAACAACACATCATTTACTTTAAATGGTGCAGACTATGGCACACCAGACGGAACTTGTATTAGAGATTATATTCATGTTCAAGATATTGCACTTGCACACATAAAAGCTATTGACAAATCTATTCAAGGCATATATAATTTAGGAATGCTTCAGGGACATTCTAATCTACAAATTCAAATGCTTGTAGAAAAAATTACCAATAAAGAAATTGTAACATTTATTAATAGACGACGCGAGGGCGATCCGCCATCGTTAGTTGCTGATAGTACAATGTTTAAACGTCTTGCAGATTGGAATCCTGTATATGATATGTCAGATATTTTAACATCTTTAAATACATGGTATAATTCTCCGACATATGATGCTTTAACAAAGCAGCGGTCTTATTCGAACATTCACCCCGCTTTATAAATTCTGCATGTCGTCAAACTTACTTAAAGAGGCAAGAGATGGCAAATAAAAAATTCTTCTCAACAAAAACATATAGACAAATAGGTCCCGTAGCTTATAGGCAATGGCGCGCTGATTCACATTGCAATTTAATTCATGGTTATGCTATGAGTTTTCACTTTGAATTTGAAGCAGATACGTTGGATGCTCGTAACTGGGTAACTGATTTTGGTGGACTGCGCCCACTTAAAGACAAGCTAGAAGAATGGTTTGACCATACTCTTTTGGTTGCACAAGATGATCCTATGCGTGAACATCTATTGGAACTAGGTAGATTAAAACTAGCAAAGATTACAGAAGTAGAACGTACGGGGTGTGAGGGTCTAGCTGACTTCTTATACGAATATATTAACACTATTTTCTTACCTAACTGCGGTAGCGAAGAAGCAAAACGTGTTTGGTGTTGCAGAGTAGAAGTTCGAGAGACTGATAGCAATATGGCTGGTCGTTCTGGTCATAGAGAAGATAGAGAATTTGAATAGAATAATGACAATGCTGCCCCAGATTGGCGACATTGATGTATTTGATAGTATATCTTCAGATGATCTTTGGTGCGTAGATAAATTAATCTTATCAAAAAAATTAGGTTACAAATGTGGCCCGGCAGGAATACCTCCGTCTGTGCCAGGACAGTATATAGTGCGCCCTATTGTAAATCTAAAAATGATGGGGGTAGGTGCCACAATAAAATACCTAGACTCTGACTCAATTCCAGATGGTTATTTCTGGTGTGAGATGTTTACTGGCCGTCATTTGAGTTTTGATTATCATTGGGGCAAACAAACATTAGCGGTTGAAGGATTTAGATCCGATACAAATCGACTAGATCGATTTAGTCGATGGACCCGTGTTGTTGATATGTTTGTATTACCAGAGGTACTGCAAAATGTTGCAGATCGATATGCTTGGTTCAACGTAGAAGTTATAGGCGATAAAGTGATTGAAGTACATTTTAGATATAATGATGACTTTGCTAACCACAACGCAAATACTATTATACCTGTTTGGCAGGAAGAGTTTTACCCCAGTCCTGCAGGAGATAGATTAGGATTTATTTTAAAATATGAATAGTTTAGAAAAAGTATGAAAATCTGTTTATTAGGTGATACCCATTTTGGTGTTAGGAATGATTCTAAAGCATTTCACGCATACTATGAGAAATTTTACAGCGAGATATTTGTTCCATATTTGTTGGAACATAATATTGATACTGTAATTCAATTAGGTGATTTGTTTGATCGTCGAAAATATATTAACTTTAATTCACTTGCTGAAGCAAGAAGATACTTCTTTGACGCTTTAGAAACGCACGGTATTAAATTAGTAACTTTAATTGGAAACCATGACATTTTCTGGAAAGAAAGTCTCAATGTTAATTCGCCCGATCTTTTATTAAAAGACTATGGCAACATTACTATCTATCAAGAACCAGGTAAATTTGTTTATGACAATATTACCTTTGATATTATTCCTTGGATATGTAAAGAAAATGAAGCAGCAATTGCAACATTTATGGATACAAGTTCTGCAGATTATTGTATAGGTCATTTTGAGATTGCAGGGTTTCAGATGATGAAAGGTATTGACAATCATGAAGGCGTTGATCGTAGTTATTTTAAACAATATAAACAAGTACTAAGCGGACATTTTCATACTAAATCATCTGAAGGAAACATCACATACTTAGGTACTCCTTACGAGCTAACATGGAATGATGAAAGTGACCCTAAAGGGTTTTTCATATTTGATACCGAGACACATGGGTTAGAATTTATTCAAAATCCATATACGATTTTTACAAAGTTTTATTACGATGATGATAAGTTTGATCCTGACAGTATAGATGTTAGTGAATTTTCAAATCAACATATTAAACTCATTGTTGTTAAAAAGAAAGACTTTGTTAAATTTGAGAAGTTTATAGAAAGAATCTATAAACAAGATCCCTTAGAACTAAAAATTATTGAAGACTTTTCTGAGTTTGAATCTGAAGCATTAGATGATTCTATTGATTTAGAAGATACTATGACTCTGTTATCTAATTATGTAGATAGCGTTGAGACTGATGTGGATAAAGAAAGACTTAAGACATTGCTAAAGACATTATACGTTGAAGCACAACATTACGAACAAGCATGATTAGATTTACAAAGATCAGATGGAAAAACTTCCTTTCAACGGGCGGCCAATTTACAGAGATTGATTTTGAGAGTTCACCGTCAACTTTAATTGTTGGTGAAAATGGTGCGGGTAAAAGTACAATACTAGATGCTATTTGTTTTGTGTTATTTAATAAACCGTTTAGGAATATTAATAAACCGCAATTAATGAATACAATTAATGGTAAGAATCTTCTTGTTGAAGTTGAATTTAGTATCGGCAAAAAAGACTATAAAGTAGTTCGAGGAATGAAACCCGGTATATTTGAAATATACTGTGACGGTGACATTCTTAATCAAGATGCTGCTGCAAAAGACTATCAAAAGTATCTTGAAGAAGCAATTTTAAAATTAAACTATAAATCATTTACACAGATTGTTATTCTTGGATCTGCTTCATTTACTCCCTTTATGCAATTGTCTTTAGGTAATAGGCGTGAAATTATTGAAGACATTTTGGATATCCAAGTATTTTCAGTAATGAATTCTGTATTAAAGGATAAGTCTTCAGAATTAAAATCTAAAATAACTGACATTGAAACTGTTATTGAAATTGGTAAAAACAAGGTTAAGTTGCAGCAACAATACATTGCAACGCTTGAAAGTGATAAACAAAAGAAAGTAGAAGATGTACAAAAGCGCATACTTGAATCGAATGCTGAGATATCACAACTTAATGCAGGAATGTTGGGAGAGCAAGAAAAAGAAGCGGGTTGTAAATCCTCTATATCTGACGCCGATGAGAAGCGTAACAAGCGTACGGAGATGGGAGCTTTGCTTAGAAAGCTTTCCGAAAGAATTACTGCTCAAGAAACAAGCATACAATTTTACCACGACAATGATGTTTGTCCAACGTGTAGCCAGAATCTTGACGAACATCTCAAAGGATCCGCAATCGAACTTCATACACATAAACGTGAAGAAGTGCAATCTGCGATTGAATCCCTTACCTCGCAACTTGAAGGTATTGAAATTAGACTTAATGAGATTGATGCGATCGAAAAGGAAATCTCTCAACATAAGAGCAACATCATTACCTACAGCTCAAAAATCATTGCGGCGCAAAATTATATTCAAAAGTTACAGGCGGACCTGGCAGGTAACACTAATGACACGGCAAATATTGTCGATGAAACGAGTAAGCTTAAAGCGCTCGCTAAGGAAGTTGTCACTCATGCAGGCGAGAAGAGTAAGTTATCGGAGGATAAACATTATTTAGATATTGCCGCAGTATTGTTAAAAGACACAGGTATTAAAACAAAGATCATTAGACAATACTTGCCTGTTATAAATAAATTAGTAAATAAGTATTTAACAGCAATGGACTTCTTTGTTCACTTTGAATTAGATGAATCATTTAATGAAGTAATTAAATCGAGACACAGAGATGAATTTAGTTATGCTTCATTTAGTGAAGGTGAGAAGCAAAGAATAGATTTAGCTTTATTGTTTACATGGCGTACTATTGCTAAAATGAAAAACAGTGCAAGTACAAACTTGTTATTGTTAGATGAAGTGTTTGATTCTTCATTAGATGCAAATGGTACAGACTATGTTATGAATTTGTTAAATACTATAGGTGACGATACAAATGTGTTTGTTATTTCGCATAAAGGCGATCAATTGATAGACAAATTTAAGTCGGTTATTAAATTTCAAAAGTATCAAAATTTTAGTAGACTAGTATGATTATATTAAGAAAAGACAAACTGAATCTTGTTGAACCCTCAGATCCAGCAATGACTAAAGCGCCTGCACCGTATGACTTTGAGACAGAAGGTGAAAGCGCCCCGGGTGTTGCTAGTGTTTTATTTGAAAGAATGAAACAATTAGGGGGCGTTGGTCTAAGCGCAAACCAAGTGGGTTTAGATATGCGATTATTTGTAATGGGTCTCGGCGAAACTAAAATTGCAGTATTTAATCCCATCATAATTAAATATAGTAAAACAGAAGAATTGTTCAATGAGGGATGTTTATCTTATCCCGGTATTATGTTATCTATTAATAGACCAACTAAAATCACAGCTACATATCAAGATGAAACTGGTAAATTTGTTGAGCAAGAATTTAATGGATTGACTGCAAGAATTTTTCAACATGAATATGATCATATGAATGGCACTGATTTTACAAAGAAGGCATCTAAATTTAAATTAGATTTTGCTAAAAAGAAATTTGAAAATAAACGTAAAAAGATTATTAAAAAATACGCAGTAAAAACAATGGTAGAGGCATTAAATGACAGTAAAGATACCAACAGAATATAATGATTTATTTGATTTTGGATTTACAGCAGTAGAATCAGAAGAATCTATTGTAGAAAAACCGGTAGTTAATACTGCTCCAATGGTGGATGGATTATCTGCGGTTGAAAATAAAGTCTCTATTATATTAAATAAAATCGATTATCTAGAAGAGATAATCAAAGCAAGCGCGGGAGTTAATAATAATTTTGATATTGATGCATATAAAGCATTAGTAGAAAAGGATGTTAATGATAAACTCAAAAAGGTTGAAGCATTAATAATGCCATTATTTGCTAATTTATTAAAAAATCCAGATAAAGATTTTATTAAATGGCCTAATAGAAAACCGATAATCGAAGCGCAAATTGCCAAATTATTAGCCATAACAAGGCCACCAGAAGGCTAAAAAGTGCTTGACCTTTGTGCCTAACGATGTTATAATATAGCATCAGCAAGGAAATTTATGGCACTAGCAAACTCAAAATCAGTACTCGCAAAGCTACTCGCACAAGAGAACATCTCTGTCGAGCATCGCAAAACACAAACCGCATACTTTGATCCCAAGAATCGTGTTCTTGTTCTTCCAATATGGAAAGACATGAGCACCGATCTGTATGACTTACTTGTAGGTCACGAAGTAGGTCATGCTTGGGAAACACCCGCCGAAGGCTGGCACAATGCCCTTAATGGTCAAAAGCGAGGTTTCAAATCTTATCTTAACGTAGTCGAAGATGCACGTATTGAGCGTTGCATCAAGTCTCGCTATCCTGGTCTGCGTTCATGTTTTTATAAAGCATACAAAGATTTAGCAGACAAAGACTTCTTTGGTATTGCAGAACGAGAAATCTCAACACTTAATTTAATTGATCGTATCAATCTTCATTTTAAAATTGGTCCGTTTCTTGCGGTTCCGTTTAGCATTGAAGAACAATTCTATGTTAAACAAATTGAAAATCTTTTATCGTGGGATGATGTAGTTCGTATTGCTACAGAATTATATAATCGTCGTAAACAAGAATTGGAAGAAGAATATGAAGACAATCATGGCCGCTCGGCCCTCGGTGAAATTCAAGATTATGAGGATGGTGATGGTGATGAGTATGATATTGATTCTGAGTATGACTACGCCAAAGATACAATGGCAGACGATGATGCCGGAGGCGTAGGTGCAGGTGGCGAACCCGACTTTGATCCTAAATCGTTAACAGATGAAGAATTCCGCAAGCGTGAATCTGAATTAGTATCCGATGAAATCAAACCATATCGTTATGCTACATTGCCAGTAATTAAAACTGAAAATTTTATTATTCCACATAAGAAACTTTACTCTAAAACAGATTGGTCAATTATTGACGATGATTATAGTCAAACTGACCCATATTATGCAGATTATAATGTTCCTGCCGGTGATGCATTATATGCAGAATATAAACAAACAAACTCTAAATTTATTCAATACCTTATAAAAGAATTTGAATTGAAGCGCAATGCTGCTCAATTTGCTAGAGCACACGTTTCTAAAACAGGCGAGCTTGATATTGATAAAGTATTTGGTTATAAATTTAAAACAGATTTATTCAAGCGTGTTACTGTTATCCCTGGTGGCAAGAATCATGGCATGGTAATGTTTATTGATTGGTCAGGTTCAATGACTGATATTATTAAGCAAACAATTGAACAGACTTTGATACTTGCGGATTTCTGTAAGAAAGTAAATATCCCATTCCGAGTATTTGCTTTTTCAGACTCAAGCCAAAACGATAAAGAATTAGATTCTACTATTAGAAAAACTAAATATTCTCAACGTATTGGTGATTTATCTTTAGAAAATAATAGCACATTTATGCTTGAACTATTATCTAATACTATGACAAGTTCTCAATATCATTATGCTCAGAAACGATTATTGCAGATTGGTCATGTATTTGGTCGTGCTCATCGTAGGCATTATGTTCCTCATGGTTGGAATTTAAGCGGAACTCCTTTAAATGAGGCACTAGTATTTGCTAATTATTATATTCCAGAATTTAAAGAAATGCATCGATTAGATATTGTCAATACAATTGTATTAACTGACGGTGAGGCAAATGAGACCGAAGAAATTATTGCAACAGATGGTCGTCGTAGACATATGAATTCAGTATATGGAATTGGTTGGAAAGGTAAAGCAAATACTGTTATTACAGATAAACAAACCGGTAAAACCGGTTTTGCTAAACCCGGTCAACCGGTAACAGCAGCTCTTTTAGATTTATTGAAAAATAGAACTGGAACTAATTTAATTGGTTATTATATTCTAAATAGTCTTTCTAAATATCGAATTAATGGTTTTATTATGGGGCAAGGATTAATCAATGAAGATACTCAAAATATTATCCATAAAATAAAGAAAGAAAAGTTTTATGCGATTAACTCTTATGTTTATGATAAATATTTTCTGGTTAAATCAGATGATTTAAATATTAATGATGAAGAATTAAAAGTAAAATCAGATTCTTCTAAAAAGGATATTCTAAAATCATTCATGCAAAGCCAAAGATCAAAGATCGTGAACCGTGTACTTTTGAACAAGTTTATTGCAGAAATTGCTTGACATCAAACGAAAACGGTGTTATAATTAATTGTTGAACAAACATTTTAGGACTATATTATGAATTCTACTGACATCCAAAAGAAACAGCTTGTATCCGATTTGATTCAAGCATTCGGCAAAACAGCATCACGCAAAGATGTAATTGCATTCGTTAAGCAAAAAGACTTGAAGATGCCTAATTGGCTAATCAACGGTGCGGTATATCGAGCAGCTCGTGGTCTAATTAATCTTGACGCATTTGGCAGTGATAAAGTGAACAACATCCCAGCAATCCCACAACCTCAGATTCAAGATGTTCCTGCATTACAAGCTCAGGTTGTACAACTCCGACAAAAACGTATGGTATCAGAAGTAGAAGATTTGGTTCCCGTTAAAGACACAAATTATGTACCATTTGGTTTTTACAAAGACTTAGAATCAATTATTAAATCTAAAGTATTTTATCCTGTATTCGTTACTGGTCTTACCGGTAACGGTAAAACTACAATGGTAGAACAGGTTTGTTCTAAATTGAAACGTGAGTGTGTTCGTGTTAATGTATCAATCGAGACTGATGAGGATGACCTTGTAGGTGGTTCTACATTGATTGACGGTAACGTAACATTCCGTGAAGGTCCCGTTATTCTAGCTATGCGACGTGGCGCTGTTTTGTTGATTGACGAAATTGATCGTGGTTCAAATAAGTTGATGTGTATTCAGGGTATTCTTGAAGGCAAGCCATACTTCAATAAAAAGAATGGTGATGTAATTCATCCTGCTCCTGGTTTCACAGTAATTGCTACAGCAAACACTAAAGGTCAAGGTTCTGATAGCGGCAAGTATATTGCAGCACAAATTCTTGACGAAGCGTTCTTAGAGCGTTTCCCAATTACAGTTGAACAAGAATATCCGTCAGCTAAAGTTGAGCGCACAATTATTATGAATAATATGGAACAGCATAGTTGTGTGGATGAAGAGTTTGCGGACAAGCTTGTAACATGGGCTGAGGTTATTCGTAAGACATATCTTGAAGATGCGGTTGATGAATTGATTTCTACTCGACGGCTTGTTCATATTGTGAAGGCATTCTCAATGTTCAAAGACCGTCAAAAGGCAATTGAACTTTGTATTAATCGTTTCGATTCAGATACAAAGAATGCGTTCTTAGACTTATACAAAAAAATGGAATCGCCTGTAGAAGAACCAGTTGCACCGATTCAAGAACAGATTGTAGATGACGAGATTCCATTCTAATACATTATTAATTTAACCGAAGGGCGCATTTACTGTGCCCTTTACCTACGTAAGCATATAAATAAAAAGTATATTATAAATTCATTATAGGGATTGAAAATGAAAACAGCACTAATTACTGGCATCACAGGCCAGGACGGGTCTTATCTAGCAGAACTGTTACTTGAAAAAGGTTACATGGTTCATGGCATTATTAGACGTAGCTCGTCAATCAACACAGGTCGTATTGACCACATCTACAGTCACCCCAATTTAAAATTACATTATGGCGATGTTACTGATTCTTTATCTTTGATGAACGTATTGAAAAAATACGAACCAGACGAGATTTATAATCTAGCAGCGCAAAGTCATGTTAAAGTTTCTTTTGAGACCCCCGAATATACCGCAATGGTTGACGCTCTAGGAACTTTGAAAATTTTAGAATCGGTTAGACTGTTAAACCTAGAACATAAAACAAAAATTTATCAAGCATCTACATCTGAGCTTTATGGTCTAGTTCAAGAAATTCCACAAAAAGAAACAACACCTTTTTACCCTCGTTCACCATACGGGGTAGCTAAATTGTATGGATACTGGATTGTTAAAAACTATCGAGAGTCATATAATATGTTTGCTTGTTCTGGAATTTTATTTAATCACGAATCACCACGTCGTGGACATAATTTTGTAACAAAGAAAATTGTCAATGGTTTAGAGGCAATTAGCTCTGGTCGTCAAGAGTGTTTGTATTTGGGTAATCTAAATGCTAAACGCGATTGGGGACACGCAAAGGATTATGTTAAAGCAATGTGGTTAATGTTGCAACAAGATACTCCGGATGACTATGTTATTTCTACAGGTGAGCAGTATTCAGTAAAAGAGTTTGTAGAAAAATGTTCGCCATATTATCACTTACCCATTCGTTGGGAAGGTGAAGGCCTTGATGAAGTAGGTATTAATACACTTACTAACAAAGTAGTTATTCGAGTAGATCCGAAATACTTCCGCCCCGCAGAAGTAGAAACATTATTGGGAGATTCATCTAAGGCTAGGAGTGTGCTCGGTTGGGTACCTGAGTACTCTTTTGATGCTTTGGTTGATGATATGTGTACTAATTTTGAGTGAGAACAAAAATGGAGAAAAACAGTAAAATATTTGTAGCAGGTCATCGTGGACTAGTTGGTTCTTCGATTGTGCGAAAACTAAAACAAGAAGGTTATACTAACCTTATTCTTCGTACGAGACAAGAATTGGATCTACGAGATCAACGGGCAGTTAAAAACTTCTTTAGCACGGAAAGACCAGATTATGTCTTTTTAGCTGCTGCTAAAGTTGGCGGTATTAATTATAATGCAACTCATCCTGCAGAGTTTATTTATGATAACCTTGCTATTCAGACTAACGTAATTGATGCAGCATATAGAAACAATTGTAGTAAATTGTTGTTCTTGGGTTCAGCCTGCATTTATCCTAAGGTTACACCGCAACCGATTAAAGAGGAATACTTGTTAACAGCACCGTTGGAGCCATCGAATGAAGGTTACGCATTAGCTAAAATTACAGGTATGCGTATGTGCGAATATTACAGACGTCAATATGGCTTCAACGCTATTAGTTTGATGCCTGCAAATTTGTATGGACCGCATGACAATTTTATTCCTGAGCAAGGTCACGTTATCCCCGGTATCATTACTAAGTTCTTTAACGCAATGAAGAACAATGAAGATAGTATTTTGTGCTGGGGCGATGGATCACCTACACGAGAATTTTTATATGTAGATGATTTAGCTGATGCTTGTTTGTTCCTGATGAATAATTACGATCAAGCTGAATTTATTAATGTAGGCAGTGACGTTGAAATTCCTATTAAAGAACTTTCAGAGTTAATTAAAGATGCTGTTGGTTTCAAGGGTGAAATTAAGTGGGATACGACCCTACCTAATGGCACACCTAGACGCAAAATGGAAAACACAAGATTGTTTGACATGGGATGGAAACCAAAGGTATCCTTTGAGGAAGGACTCAAGCGTACGATTGATTGGTATAAAACAGAAAAAGGTATACTATGAGATGGCCGTTGATGGGTGAGACAATCACCTTTATGGACAGATTGAAGATGGCGCATTTTGCGCTGACAGCTAAGAAATTCACGTTCGGCGAAAAGGTAAAACAATTCGAAAACGAATGGAGTGAATGGCTTGGTGCGAAACATTCTTTATATGTTTCTAGCGGAAGTACTGCAAACTTCTTATTAGTTGCGGCAGTTAAAGAGTTATACAAATTAAAAGCGGGCGACAAAGTATTAGTTCCTGCTTGCACTTGGATGACGAATGTTGCACCTATTATGCAGCTTGGTCTTGAACCAGTATTTTGCGATGTTAATCTAGATAATTTTAGTTTTGATCTCGAAGAAGCTAGATTGATTGCGTTGAAGCATGATATTAAAATGGTATTCATTACTCATTTGTTGGGCTTCTCTGCAAACAATGAAGGTATTAAACGCATCTTCCCAAGAGCAATTATATTAGATGACATCTGCGAATCACATGGTTGCAAAACACCATATGGTGAAAAACGTGGTTCAAATAGTTTAGGCGCAACATTCAGTTTCTATTTTGGACATCATATGTCTACAGTAGAAGGTGGAATGATTTCTACAAATAATACTAAGCTTTATGACTTGATGAAAGTTAAACGAAGCCATGGTATGGCAAGAGAATCAATTAAATTTGATGAGTATGCTAAAAAATATCCCGAAGTAGATAAACAATTCTTGTTTGTTACTGATGGATACAACTTTAGAAATCATGAGATTTGTGCTGTACTAGGTATCTCACAATTGAAGCGTTTGGACAAAATGGTTGAGATTCGAAATAGAAATCACAAACTATTTACAGAAATTATTGACAAATATCCTAATCTGTTTTATAATATTAAAAATCCCAAAACAATTAGCAGCTTCTGTTTTCCTTTTATCTGCAGATCAAACGAGATCATGCTAGCTATGAAGGATACATTCACTAAACACAATATTGAATACAGACCAGTTGTTGCGGGCAATTTATTGTCACAACCTTTCCTTAAAGATTATAAAATAGAAACGACTAAGAAAAAAACCAATGCTGACATTATTCAGACACAAGGTGTTTATATCGGTAACAATCATTTTGTTACTGAATCAGACATGAAATTTTTAGATAAAGTAGTAGGAGAAATTAATGACCAATTTAGGTGAAAGCATTGAGGAAGTTATCAAAAGAACAGTTAACGATGTTTTAGATAATGCTAAAGACTTTGGTATGCCAGATTCTAATTATATCGCAACTGACAATCTAGGTGAGATTGTTGAGAAGCTTGCTATCATTCATATTAGAATGTGGATGCTTGAAGATGCATTTCAAACTGCAAAATCAGATGAAGAGATGGCTGATCTAAAACGCAAAGTTGATATTTGCTTCAAGGTTAAGCGTCCTAAGTATGTTCAAGCTATTAACTTGCTAGTTGATGATGCTATTAAAAATGAAAAATCTTTGAGAGAAGATTCTGTTAAATTGTATAAAGGTATTGATAATGTCTAAAATTGTTTTCTTTAATCATTATCACAAAGGTGATCTACATACGCATAAAGAATTTATTCGTCACATTCAATCACAATTACCAGAATTCACATTCGAATATCTGCATAAAAATGCAGAAAAGTTAACTGCAGAATTAGGTATTCCTTTAATGGGGTCGCCCGATAATTTAGATAATAAGACTCCATTCTATCAGGATGAGGATACCTTGTTTGTTAATACTTGGGTTGGATGTAACTGGGATGTGTTCTGTAAGTATGGCGGTATTAATATGAATACTATCTACGAAGAATGGGAAGGCATTGTAGATACAATTAATGAGACATTCGGTACTTCTGTTAAATTACATAAAGATAAAGAAGATTATTTGCCTCGTATCAGCTACAATGCTTTAAGTATTGCAGGTGTAGATCAATATGTTAATTCTACAATTGGTGTTCGAAAAGTATTAGTCTGTAATAATGTACCTCAATCTAATCAATCATTCTCTTCAGATATGAGGGAACACATTTTGCCATTTGCTGAAATGTACCCTGAAACACATTTTATCTGCACTAATAAGTTTGATACTGAAGGTGCTAAAAATATTTTATTCACCGGTGATGTTGTAGGTCCTGTTACCGATGGAGATCTACAGGAGATTTCTTATCTAAGTACATACTGCGATGTTATTGTTGGTAAGAACTCTGGCCCTTATGTATTCTGCGAGACTTATGATAATTATATGGATGACACAAAAACATTTGTATCATTTAATACTAAGCATCCAGATTATGAAGACGTTCATGAGACAATGTCAAAAGATTTGAAGATCAACTGTAAGTATCATGCAGTCCCAATCTTTAGCAATTCGTTGACTGACAAAGATCACGAAAACATTATGTCTGTATTGAATGAGGCATTTGCATGAAGCCACTGAGAATAGCATTTGCAGATACACATGAACATCTTGCAACGTTCTTCATCTATCTTCTTCAGACTAGGTATGAAGTAGATATTGTAGGCATGCTTGATTCTCCGGACTTTTTATTGTTCGGAGATGATAACTTTGGTCGCAATAATTTAAATATTACCAGAGATCAATGCACTAAGATATTTTTCACAGGTGAAAATCGTAGACCTGAGAATTTTGATTGTGATTATGCTATTAGTTTTGACCATACGTTTGAACCATGGCATTACAGGTTGCCATTGTATGTAATTTATATGTGGGCATTAGAACACATTCATGAAACAAGATTCGATTTCAACTATATCTTTAATCCTGAGATTAAAAAGAAAACAGACTTTTGTACGTTTGTAGTATCAAATCCTAATTGCACTGAGCGTAATGAGTTCTTCCAAAAGCTAAATGCTATTAAACGAGTAGATAGTGGTGGCAAATTGTTTAACAACATCAATGTCAATTTAACAGGCGAAGAGAGCAAAATAGATTTCCTTTCAACAAGAAAATTTAATATTTGTTTTGAACACACTTCACATCCTGGTTATACTACGGAGAAAATTCTTCACGCATTCTATGCAGGAACTGTTCCAATTTATTGGGGATCTGAAACTATTGCAAATGATTTTAATCCTGCCGCATTCATAAATGTACACGATTTCAATAGCCAGGAAGAGGCTATTGCACATATAATGAAGGTTGATCAAGATGACGAACTATATGCATCTTATGTTAATGCTCCAAAATTTTTAAACGGAATCCCTCCGTCATTTGTAATATTGGACAACTTCCTTAATTGGTTTGATGCTATAGTTTATAATAAAATTTTAAAACGATGAAAATACAAACATTTATCTTTAACTGGTGTGGTCAGTATGAGAAGACAAAAGAAAAGCAAAAGCAACTGAGTGCCATTGGGGTTGTGCCTGTCGTTATTAATAGTGACGACACTCACCGTGAGGACGATCCTAATTGGCACAACATTGGCGAGGACAGTTACTTTACAGCACAATTTTTAAAAGCAATTGAGTTGTTTGATGCGGATGTAATGTTCCACATTCAGGCAGATGCATCATATGATAATTGGACTGAAATTTATGCAGGTGCTGAAGAATGTTTCGATACTTATAATTGGGGAATATATGCCCCTAATGTAGATTATACATGGTATAATTCTGACAGAACAGACCTCAAATCGTTTGAATTGGATGAACCTCATTTTAGAATGGTTGCTAATCCAGATTGCACTTGTTGGTTCATTCATAAAGATATTATAAATGAGGCAAAGAATAGGGGTGTAGATTTTGCACCATACCAAATGGGATGGAGTTTTGATATTGTTTATACTGCTTTAGGATATATTAATAAAAGACCAGTTATCCGAGATTACCGATATACTATTGACCATCCGCCCGGAACCAATTATAATAAGGCTCAAGCTGAAAAAGAGATGTATACGTTATATGCATCTTTGCCTACAGATATTCAGCAAGCATTCAGAAGTATTAAACAAGATAAAGAACAATTAGGAAAATATTACGCATGACACATAACTTCTTTCAATTAAATGAACTAATAGGTGATTTGCTTAAAGCAAATGAACCGTTTTCGTTATTGCGTATTGATAATACAATGGGATACGTATTAGATTCTTTGCAGAAAAATACTACTCCTGTTAGAGAATTTTTCAATGAGAATGCTTTAATTGAGGGTGGCATATATCCTAATAATATGGATTATGCATATGATGTTGTTATACCAAAAACATTAGAAGCAATGACCTATTGCGATATTCTTGGGTTTGTTGACCTATCAGGTGAAATACAACGTAATACAGAATTTATTAATTTATTTGGTGAGAAGCCTAAGTTCTATGGGCATGATAGTATATTAGTTCTTGATCCATGTGCATTGTTAAATGTGGATGGTATTCATGAATTAGAGAATCCTTGGCCTACATATTTGAGGGGTAAAAAGGTATTAGTTGTTTCTACCCATGCGGAAACAATTAAACATCAATGGAAAAACATAGATAGCATCTGGGGCTGGAATAAACACCGGGTTGTTCCTTTTGAATTGGTGGATGTTATTAAATCCCCATACCATCCTATTATGGATCCTAATCAATATCCTGGATGTAATACGTGGGAAGATACTGTTGAATATATAAAAGCAAAGATTGATACATATGACTACGATGTATTAATTGCAGGATCATCAACGTCTTCTCCTATGTATGCAGAACATGCTAAACAACAAGGCAAAATAGGAATACAAACTGGCGGCGTGCATCAGTTGTTCTTTGGTATTCTAGGATATCGTTGGTCACCTGAAGCAAACAACGGTTATAGACCTTGGGCAAAATTATACAATGAGCATTGGATGTATCCTATGCAAATAGATGAACCCATGAACAGAGACAAATATAACTCTTTAGAAACTAACTACGCATACTGGAAAAAATGAATAAACAAGATATTATTAAAAGTGTTGCTGAATTTATTCAAGAGAAAAACAGCAAAAAGACTTGGGTTGCAGGCAAAGACTTCGTTAACTATGCAGGCCCATATTTTGATGAACACGAAATTACGGCGGCAGTCTCTACATTGTTAGATAGCTGGCTTGTAATGGGTGATCAATCAATAAAATTTGAGAAACAATTTCCTAAGCAATTTCAAAAGAACTTTGGAATTCTTACTAATTCAGGATCAAGCTCTAATCTATTAATGATGTCTACGCTTACATCTAAGCGGGGATATAACTTGCCTAAAGGTACAAAGGTATTGATGCCTATTGCAGGCTTTCCCACAACATTAAATCCTACATTGCAAGTAGGGTTTGAGCCTGTATTTTTAGATATCGAATTAGACACACTTAATTTAGATTTAACTAGAGCAGAAGAATTAATTAAGAAACATGATATTAAAGTTATTACATTTGCTCACGTGTTAGGCAATCCCCCTAATATGCGTTGGGTAATGGAATTAGTTAATCGGTATGATTTGATTTTATTAGAAGATTGTTGCGATGCGTTAGGTTCCACATATGGTGGTCAACCACTAGGATCATTTGGTGAAATGGCATCTTGCTCATTCTATCCTGCGCATCATATGACAATGGGCGAAGGCGGGTTTGTAGCATGTAAGTCGTATGAGACAGAAGTTATCCTTCGTTCATTTAGAGAATGGGGACGCGGTTGTTATTGCGTAGGACCCGAAGCTAATAAATTAAAATGTGGTTCCTGCGGCAAGAGATTTCAAGAATGGATTCCTGAAATGCCAGGAGAAATTTTTGACCATAAATATGTATATGATGAAATTGGTTATAACCTTAAACCCATCGAATTGCAAGGCGCAATGGGTATGGTACAATTAGAAAAATTGGAGACTATTCATGCCCTACGTCGTCGTAATTATAGTTTGCTTTTTGATATCTACAGCAAGTACGAGGAGTACTTCCATTTACCTAGAGCACAAGAATACTCAGACCCAAGCTGGTTCGCGTTCCCCTTAACAATTCGTGCAGGGTCTCCGTTTAAGAGAAGCGACATTGTAGACTATCTCGAGGATAAATTAATTCAGACAAGACCTTATTTTGCTGGCAATATTATGTTACAGCCTGCATATTCACATTTGATGAATCCCGCAGAAGCACGAGATAATTTCCCTGTTGCTACAATGACAATGACTAATACTTATTTCCATGGTACAAGTCCTGTTATTACTCCTGAGCAAATTAAATATATCGGCGAAATAGTAGATAGTTTTATGAGTCTGTTTAGATAGTAAATATATGGGAAATAAATTCATGCGCCATTTCGGTGCTTAATTTTTAATTAAAGGAAAATAAAATGAACTTAAAAGAACGACAAATGCTAGATATACTCAAAAAGGGTAAAAATGAATTTGGTTATGTTGCAGTTAAAGCTGAATTTGAAGCAGAAGGTACTAGAGTAGATGAGCTATTACGTTTAATAGAATTGGCTCGTCGAGCAAATCTTAAAATTGCACTTAAGGTTGGCGGTTGTGAGGCTATGACGGATCTAATGATAGCTAAGCAAATCGGGGTTGATTATGTAATTGGGCCTATGATTGAGACTCCATATGCTTTATGGAAATTTATTGATGCAAAAAATAAAGTCTTTAACAAGGAAGAACAGGAAAGCACAGAATTCTTATATAACTTAGAAACACACACCGGTTATATCAATCGTGAAGGTATGAGCAAGCAGGCCACGGTCGAGGGGGGTGTTAACGGGGTAGTGTTTGGTCGCGTAGATTTTAGCATGAGCCGCCGAGAAGAAGGCTGGGACCGTGATGATATTAATCTGCCTAAGGTCACTGAATGTGTTTTAGACGTAGCACAGATTGCCAAGGATGCAGGTCAAGCTATTGTTGTGGGTGGCGGCATAAGTTCAGATAGTATTGATGTGCTGAAACAAATTCGGCAAATACATCTAACACGCTTTGAGACCCGTAAGATTGTGTTTGATGGATCTGCTACTGAAGTCACTGATCTTGCACAGGGATTAGTAAACGGTATTCACTTTGAACTTCTGTGGTTGCAAAACAAACGCGATTACTATGGCTCAATCTTTACTGAGGATGACAAGCGTATCAAGATGTTAGATGACCGTTGGAAAATTTTGGCCGCACAATGAAAGTTCTTGTAACTGGCGCTACTCGGGGAATAGGTAAAAGTATTGCAAGTTTATTCCACCTCCAGGGACATAAAGTTATTGGTACGGGTACACCGGGTACTGCTAAACCCGATTATTTAGATTATTATTTTGAGGCAAATTTTACTAAAAAGGATCAAGTAGAGTCGTTAGCAAGTATAATTAACGATTTGCAAATTGATGCGTTAGTTAATAATGCAGGTATTAATCGTATTAAACCTTTTCTTGAAATTACGCCCGACGATTGGAACGATCAACATATGGTTAATGTATATGCGCCATATAGATTCTGCCAAGCAGCATTACCTCATATGATTGAAAATGGGGGACATATTGTAAATATTGCTAGCGTATGGAGTAAAATAAGTAAATCGGGAAGAGCGGCATATAGTGCAAATAAATTTGCATTAGAGGGCATGACCAAATCCTTAGCTGCAGAATTTAGTTCTCATAATATACGTATTAACTGCGTTAGTCCAGGTTTTATAGATACTGATCTTACGAGAAAAAATTTGGGAGAGGCAGGCATTAAAAAAATACTAGAGAGAGTTCCTATTAATAGGTTAGGACATACTGCTGATATTTCGGAATATGTATATTGGCTGTGTACTCAAAATAGTTATATCACTGGGCAAAATATTGTAATTGACGGGGGATTTACCTGTGCTTGATTTTGAAGTAAAAAGTAAATTTGGTAATTATAACGTAGAATTTTGTAGTATAAATACTATCAATATTGCTAAAATTGGCACTCACTTTATTATTGACAAAACTGTAGTAGACTATTATAATATAAACTTTAATAATGCTATTATTATTAATGCAAACGAATCCGAAAAAAGCTATCAGGCGGCGGATAGTATTATAGATAATTTGGTTAAAATGAATATGCGAAGAGATAGTCATTTGATTGCAATAGGTGGGGGTATTACCCAGGATATAACTTGTTGGATTGCCTCAACTTTTATGAGAGGGATACCCTGGAGTTTTGTCCCAACTACTTTACTTGCGCAAACGGATAGTTGTATTGGTAGTAAAAGTTCAATTAATTTTAATCAATATAAAAATCTGTTAGGTACATTTAATCCTCCAAGAAATGTTTACATTGATAATAAGTTTCGTAATACATTGGAAAATCGAGATATAAAAAGCGGATTGTCGGAATTAATTAAACTTATGATAATTAATAATTGCGATAAAAAAGAAATTTTTAAAGTAGCATCCTCTAGACCAGTTACAGATGAGCATATAGCTAAAGCATTACTCATCAAAAAATATTTTATTGAGACAGATGAATTTGATAAAGGTATTCGTAATTTATTAAATTACGGACATTGTTTTGGGCATGCAATAGAAAGTGCTAGTAACTATGATATACCGCACGGCATAGCTGTTGCAATGGGAATGGATTTAGCAAATGCATTAACTAATAAAGAGTGGTATGATAAATACCATAACATCTTATATATTCTATATGCAGAATTTTTAGATATTTTAAATAATATAGAATTAGATAAAGTATTTGAAGCTATGAATAAAGACAAAAAGAATATTGGTGGTAAATTAAGTATTATTGCCCCAACTAATTTTGGTTTAGAAAAACAACAATTTATAAATGATTTTAAGTTTAGAACGAAATGCATTGATATATTTAAAATGCTAAAGGATTAAAAATGCGAGTATGTGATTATATTGCTAAAAAGTTAAATGATATAGGTGTAACTAAAGTATATGGGTTAGTTGGCGGAAGTACTGCCGGTCTAAATGATGGATTTATCAGCAATCCACATATTGACTACATTGCATTTCACCACGAACAAGGTGCAGGCCATGCTGCAGTAGGATCTGCGAGAACTAATAAGCAACTTAGTGTTTGTAATGTTACTGCAGGCTGCGGTGTAACTAATGCAATGACTAGTTTGTTAAATGCTTATGAGGAAAGTGCTCCTGTATTATTCTTAAGTGGAAATACCGGCATGTCTAATCAGGCAAAGTACATTAATAAGGAAAAAGGAATACATCTTCGTAAATATGGTATTCAAGATCTCGATGCTATTAAAACGGTTGAGGGAATTTGTAAATATTCTATAGCTATAGAAAATGCTAAAGATATACCATATGAATTAACCAAAGCCATACATATTGCACAAGACGGGCGCCCAGGACCAGTGTGGATTGATGTTCCGGGAAATATACAGACTGCGCAAATTCCAGAAGGTTGCGAAGAATACGTTGAGGATAAAATAGACCACGCATCCAAACACATCGATGGCGCGCTGGATGCTTTACAAGTTTTATTTAAATCTGAACGCCCTGTTATTGTGGCAGGCAATGGAATTGCCCTGGGCAATGCTAGAGAATTGTTTAGAAATATTGTTGACAAATATAATATTCCTTTTGTTACGACATTTCTTTCTAGGGATTTAATTGAATATGAACATGATCAGAATTTAGGAATGATGGGCATCAAAGGTGCACGCTCTGCAAATTTTGCATTACAAAATGCAGACTGTTTGCTTATTTTAGGTTGTTCAATGAACGTAACACATATAGGGTATGATTCAAAAACCTTTAGTCCGTATAGTACAAAAATCATGGTTGATATTGATCCTAGTGAACTTAAAAAAGATATCTTTAAAGTTGATAACGCAATTAACTGTAACGTATACGATTTTCTATATACAATGCAACTTAACCCGAGCGATTATAAATTAAACACTTGGACCAATAAATGTTTGTATTGGAAAAATAAATGGCCACTATATCAACCAGAAGTTCATCGTCCAGATATAGGGGGATTAAATCTATATGAAATTGTAGAAAGTATTAATCGTAACATGGAACCGAAGGATTGTTTTGTTGTAGACGCAGGGCAACCATGTTATATACTTTCTACTAACGGTAAGTATAAAAAAGACTGCCGTTATATGGCTCAATCTGCCCAGGGTGATATGGGGTATGCTTTGCCCGCGAGTGTCGGGGTTCACTTTGCGGATCCTAGTCTAAATATTGTTTTAGTTATTGGAGAAGGTAGTTTTTATACTAATATGCAGGAACTTGCTGTAATCAGACAACATAATATTCCTATTAAGATTTTTGTTATTAATAACGATGGTTATATGAGTATTAAACAAACACAAAATAAAATGTTCGGCGGACGTCAATGGGGAGTTAGTAATTCAACCGGCGTATATTTTGCAGATATTTCTAAGATTGCAGATGCATTTGAAATTCCTTATTTTAAAATAACTAATAATCAAAGTTTAGACACATACATGTCGAGTGTTATGCGCGGAAATAATCCTGTTATTGTTGAGTTTATGAGTCAGCACGAACTAGACGTACAGCCAGCACAGGCAATGAAACCAAATGGGAAACAGGGTGGTCTACATGAAATGAGTCCTTTCTTAAGTCAGGAAGAGCTTGACGCAGAGATGATTGTTAAGATATGAGAATAGCCGTTTTAGGTGCAAAGGGTTTTGTTGGGCGAAACCTTGCGAGACATTTAATAAGCAATCACCATGTGACTCCTGTAACCAGGGACATATTAGATATGCTTAATCCTAATGCGGTTACAATGTTTTTAAAAGAAGGACACTTTGATGTAGTTATCAATTGTGCGGCAATTATGACTAATGACGAGTTATTAAATGATGCTAGAAATAACCTAAGTATCTTTATGAACTTCTATAATAATAGAGAATTATTTGGTAAATTTATTAATACTGCGTCGGGCGCGGAGTTTGATAGGTCCACAAATATTGATTGTGCAATAGAATCGGATATTTTTAATCATATGCCTAAAGACAGTTACGGTTGGGGGCAAAATATAAAAGCAAGATTGTCTGCAAAAACTGATAATTTTTATAATATTCGTATCTTTAATTGTTTTGGATATGGCGAATTAGAAACAAGATTGTTTTCACGATTTCTAAAACAAAGATATCTAGAAATTAGTAACGATAGATATTTTGATTATTTTAGTATAAATGATTTATGTAAAGTAGTTGATTATTATATAAAGCAAACATTGCCAATCAGTGATGTTAATGCTGTTTATGAAAATAAAATTAAAATTAGTGAGGCATTAGAACTGTTTTGCAAAGTTTGTAACATAGAACCAACCTTCAAAGTTATCAGTACTAGTTTTAATAACTACACTGGGAGTAGTTCGAGGTTAAAAACTTTGGGAATTGAACTGGATGGTTTAGAAAAAGGGTTTGAGGATTATATATGAAAATACTTTATGTTACAGGGTGTTTAGGGTTTATAGGTTATCATGTAACTAAAAAATTCTTAGATAAAGGCCACTATGTTTATGGTATAGATAGTAAAACGTATGCTAGTAATAAAGACTTCCTTTATAAATTACTAGAATATAAAAATTTTACATTTGGCGGGTGCGATATAAACGATATCGACCGCTTGGTTGACTGTGACTACTTTATTAATACTGCCGCAGAGACACATGTGGACAATAGTATTGTCAGCTCAGATGTTTTTCTGCGTAGCAACATCAACGGAGTTCATAAGATATTAGAACTCATCAAACAAAAACCAAAATCAAGAAGACCGACATTACTACACTTCAGTACCGATGAAGTGTATGGCGATATTGTAGATGGTTTTCATACTGAAACAGATTTACTAAAACCAAGCAATCCCTATTCGGCAACAAAAGCAGCAGCTGATATGTTGGTAAGTGCCTGGGCAAGAACATATGACGTTCCCTATGTTATTGTTAGACCAACTAATAATTATGGTATAGGTCAATATGTTGAGAAGTTCATTCCTAAAGCAATAAAGAATTTGTCTTTAGGTCGACCTATTATAATGCACGATAATGGGTCCCCGAAGAGAACTTGGTTGCACGTGTCCGATACAGCAAACGCAGTATTGACAATTATTGAATCAGGTGTTGTAAACGAGACCTATAATATTTCAGGCAACTATGAAGAACAAAATATTGTTGTTGCTAAGCATTTAATAGATTTGTTCTCCAATTATACTGTTACAACCTATCTGAAATATATGGATTTTTCAGAGAAACGTATAGGTCAAGATGTTAGATATGCTATAGATGATTCGAAACTAAAAGCATTAGGATGGAAACCTGAAGCAGACTTTGGTAAAGAATTAATTGAGATTGTTAAGTATTATAAAGAAAATTTCATATGGTAAAGAAGATTATATCATTAAGCGTTTGGGGCAATGATTCTAGATATATTACAGGCGCAAATCGACAATATGCTTTGGCAAAACAGTTCTATCCTGATTGGGAATTTAGAATTTACACAGATGACAAAAACAAATTCGCCAATTTAACAGATGCCAATATTATAGAAGTGACCGATGGTTCATATGGTATGTACTGGCGATTCCGAGCAATGTTTGAAGATGAAAACAATATTGTAATTGTTCGAGATTCTGATAGCAGAATTACTTTCAGAGAACATCGAGCAGTCAATCAATGGTTAGAATCTGATAAGAAGTTTCACACATTCCGAGATCACGAAGCACATTTTGAATTTCCTATTATCGGATGTGCATTTGGATACAAAGGTAAATTTGGAACACCTATATTAAATTTAATGAATTCTTATACAACAAAATTAAATTATTATGTAGGTGATCAAATATTTTTAAAAGAAGTCATTTGGCCGTTAGTTGAAGATAGCGCAATGATCCATTGCATGAAGGATGGATGGTTCAAAGAAACAAGAGCACAATTAGCCAATCCATACGATTTTTGTGGTAACGGATATGACGAAAATGATATGCCGTTATATCCACCTACACTAGCAGAATGCGCAGGATTTGATCCTAAGAATACCCCTAAAGAATTTAAATTTAACAAAGGCATTTTAACACAATGAAAAGCTATTTTATTACTCCCGTATTCAATAAAGAGAATATGATTGGGAAAGTACTTGAAGGAATCGCGCAATCCGTTGCAGGTGATTATACTGCAATTTTTATTATTGATGGATGCACTGACAACAGCTTAGAAGTTATTAAAAGCTATAACAATCCAAATGTTATTATATTGCACGCACCGAATGTTCATGAGATTAAAAGTCTAAACATTGGTCTATCCTACATTAGAGATAATTGTAACCCAGACCCAGATGACTTAATCTTCACAGTGCAAGATGATGTAATCATCGAAGAAGAAAATATTGATATACTATTTGCTAATTTGTTTGAAGAATATACTGATCTCGGTTATATGTCTTTTAGACTAGGCATTAGTATGCAGTTAGCAGGCGATGGGATTTCCGAATATAATTTTGCAGAGTCTGAGTTCGGCCATTGGAAACAATTGGGAATGAATCATTTTCAAGAAATTAAACACGGTGAATTAGTTGAAGCCGAAGCAGTTATTAGAAGTCCGACCTGTGTACTATGGAAGCGATATCAGGAAATAGGATTCTATAATGATGATCTTGCACCATGCGGTTACGACTGCCAAGATTTTAGTATTCGTATGAATATGCACGGTTATCGCAATGGAGTGTATGCTTTAAAATATAGAAGCGATATTGATTGGGGTTCGACAAGAGAAAAATCTGAAACAGAAGTTAATTCTAAAATAGGACAGATTCAAGAACGTAATAGACAATATTTGGCAAAAACATATAGAAATTATTTTGAGGGAAAACGATGAGTAAAGTGACTATTATAACAGCAACAACTGGTTCTGATTATCTTCACGATAATATTAAATCAGTTCAATTGCAGACACATAAAGATGTTCAACATCTGATTGTGGTTGACGGCGAAGAACATTTTGAAAAGGTTGCTGCTATATTAGCGGAACATGATTTTCCAAATATAGATATGGTTGTTCTACCTTACGCTACGGGCAAAGAACAATATAATGGTCATCGAATTTATGGCGGGTTTACACATATTGCCAAAGGCGACTACATTGGTTACCTTGATGAAGATAACTGGTTAGAGCCAGAACATGTGGAAGTATTACTTGATACTGTAAAAGATAATCAATGGGCAGCAACCTTGCGTAAAATCGTAGATAATGAAGGTAAGTTCATTTGTAATGATGATTGCGAAAGTCTGTGTAATTGGGAATCGGTTATCCGAGATTATTTTGTAGATGTAAATTGTTTCTTTTTCTCTAAACCACTTGCACTTCAATTAAGTCCTATTTGGTATAGACGTGCAAGACATCCAGACGATCAACCTGAAGTAGATCGAGCATTGACGTACACGCTAAAAGATAATAAAATAGTATGTGAGGTGACGGGAAAGTATACTGTAAACTACAGAGCAGGAAATAGAGCAGATTCGGTTCAAGCTAAATTTTTCCTGCAAGGCAATGAAATAATGAAACAAAAATATAATGGAGCGCTACCATGGCGGAAATAGACTACAAATATAATGAAGGTGAGTTAATTAAAGAATTTCAAGAATACATTGATGCAACATACGGCCAACATTATTCAATGAATAGATTCCAGGCATCTGAGTTTATTATTGATAATGGACATGGTGTAGGATTTACTGCAGGCAATGTAATGAAATACGTACAACGATATGGCAAAAAAGCCGGTCGTAACAGACAAGACTTGTTAAAGGTTCTACACTACGCATTGATGTTGTTATATGTGCATGATCTTGAAACAGGCAAAGGCAATACTGATAATTTTGAAATCCGTAAGGTAAATAAATGAGTACTATTCTTCTAGGTTCAAGCGGGTTTCTAGGCCCACAAATATTAGAAAAATATCCTGATATTGTTTCTGTTGGTCGCACAAAACCCGCAACAGGCATGAAACACGTGGATTGCCCTACATTAGAACATCTACCTGAAGTTCTAGACAAATTAGATTTTGATAAAGTGATTATGATGATTGGTAGTTCTAATCATACAGAATTAAATTGTCAGAATATGTTAGCGATTGAAAAAAATGTAATTCCTTTGAAAAAGGTATTTGCATATTTCAAGAATAGACCAATTAAAAAGCTATTAAGTTTTAGTTCTATTCTTTTATATGATCGCAGTAAAATGACTTTGCCGGTTGACGAATCTCAACCATTAAGTACTTATCAGAATGAATACATTTTCAGTAAGTTCTTAGGCGAAGAAGTAGCAAAATTTTATTCTGATGTGCCCAACATCATTGTGAGATTAACAAACATTTACGGACCAACCACTGCATTGAATCGACCAGATTTGGTAAATCAATTAGTCGAAGGTTTAGTCATTCGTAAAAAAGCACGAGTATTAAATTTAAGACCACAGCGAGATTTTATTTATACTGCAGATGCTTCTGACGCAATTGTAAAATTATTGGATACTGATTATACAGGTCCCGTTAATGTTGCAACGGGTCAAATGCACTCCGTGGGTGACGTTGTTAGAATTTTAGAAAAACTTTCTGGAATTAAAATTGAAATAGGTGACGGTCCAGCAACTGGACATATGCAATTTGTTTCGGACAACACATTGATTAAGAAATTAATTAACTGGGAACCGAAATACAATTTGGAAGAAGGTCTAACGGAGACCTATGAAAAAATGATGGCTATGTATGGGAAATAGTATAGACTTATCCTTGCGTAGGTGTTATAATATATTTTTATGTAAATGATATTGCAATTTAGGAGATATAATGCAAATTAGTAATGAAACGATCCAACTCTTGAAGAATTTTGCTGCAGTTAACAGCAATATTCTAATTCGTAAAGGTAAGACTTTATCTACAATCAGCACAGCAAAGAACATCTTTGCTAAGGCAACAGTAGCAGAAGACTTCCCAGTTGAGGTTGCTGTGTATGATTTGAATTCATTGTTGGCATTGTTGACATTGATGGAAAATCAAGATGTTGAGTTTGGTGAGAAGTCATTGACTATCTCTAAGAACAATGGTAAGTTTGAGTACTTCTACTCTAACGCAAACGTAATTGTTGCAGCACCAGACAAATCTATTGAGATTGATAATCACTTTCAATTCCAGTTGTCAGCAGAAGATGTTAACATGATTATGAAGGCAGCAAATATTACAGCAGCGCCTACAATTTCAGTAACAGCTAAAGATGGAACAGTTGTATTGACTATCGGTGATAAGAAAAACGATACTGCAAATACTTATAAGAAAACAATTGGTGCAAGTGACGAATCATTTGAATGCCATATGTCTGTAGACAATTTTAAAATTGTTCCTGATGCTTATACAGTAACAGTCTCTAAAAAGAAATTGTTCCACTTCCAACATGCTACAAAGGCATTGGAATATTTTATCGCAATGGAACCCGATTCAGTAGTATGAATCCCGTAAATCGTAGATCATTTGCTAAAGGCCTAGGTATTCTGGGCCTTGTGGGTGCAGGTGTTGCGGGCTATAAAGAAACCAAAGAGCGACTTATGCCCGCACCTGATGAATTAGCATCTAAAGAAGTTGTTGCCGTATTAGAAGATCAAATTGCAACTCTCGCACTTAACGCAACATACGGTGAAAAGTTGCCACCTACATACACCCCCTACGGTCAATTTTATGTTACGGGCATAGGCCCTAATTATAAACCGGGAACTGAAAAACAAGTGCAAGCTAGAATGCAGGTTGGACCTGACGGAAAGCTATACGTTAAAGAGAATGACATTTGGCGTAAAATTTAATATTATGGAGTTATTATGGATATTCGTGAACAAGAGTTTTTGTGGGTTGAGAAGTATCGCCCACGCACATTAGCCGATTGTATTCTTCCTGCAGATCAAAAGAAGATCTTTCAGGAAATGCTCTCTAAAGGAGAGATTCAAAATATGCTATTGTGCGGTGGCGCAGGCATGGGCAAGACCACAATTGCTCGAGCATTATGTGAAGAATTACAAACAGACTATATCATCATTAACGGTTCAGAAGAATCTGGTATTGATGTTCTTCGTACAAAGATTAAACAGTTTGCTTCTACTGTTTCATTCAGCGGTAAGCCAAAAGTTGTTATTCTAGACGAAGCTGATTATTTGAATCCCAATTCTACTCAACCTGCTCTTAGAGCATTTATGGAAGAGTTCTCATCGAATTGCAGATTTATCTTTACTTGTAACTTTAAGAATCGTATCATCCCTCCGCTTCATTCTAGAACTGCAGTGGTTGAATTTAAGTTGCCTAAGTCTGAGAAGCCAAGAATCGCAGCTGCATTCTTTAAGCGTGTACTTGAAATTCTTAAGCATGAGGGTGTTCAAGCAGACGATAAAGTTATTGCAAAAGTAATTGAAAAGCATTTCCCCGATTATCGTCGTATTCTAAATGAATTACAGCGTTATAGTTCTTCGGGCAATATTGATGAAGGTATCCTTGTCAATATGGGTGAGATCAATATGCAAGAACTTACAGCTGCTCTTAAAGATAAAGACTGGAAGAAGATGCGCACATGGGTTGTTAATAATATTGACAATGACCCGCAGACGTTATTTAGAAAATTCTATGATACATTGAGTGATAACGTAGTACAGGTTCCTCAGCTTGTTTTATTACTTGCAGACTATCAGTATAAATCAGCATTTTGTGCAGACCAAGAAATTAATCTTGTTGCGTGTTTAACAGAAATTATGGCAGCGGTAGAGTTCAAATGATTGAACTATTAAAACCTACATTTGATTGGATTAAAGATGACTATACTAGCAATCGCTTTCGTTTTATCATTGAGTTTATTGCTTGGGGTATTTCTATTGGCTGTTCAATTACCATGGCTCTCACAGTCCCCAATCCGCCCTTACTTACTCTTTATCCTATTTGGATCATCGGCTGTGGTCTCTATGCTTGGGCTGCTTGGACTAGGAAATCTTTTGGGATGCTGGCTAACTACATGCTATTGGTAACGATTGATTCAGTTGGACTAATTAGGATGCTAGCATGAGTTTATTTGGAACCCCTGTAGAAAGACCAGCAGAAGTTCCATATAAGGCTCCTGCGATTTCACCCTTCGACTTCATTAATGCTATACATTATAGCAAAGATAACCTCATCGTAGATGATTGGTCGGAGAAACAGTATAACCCGTTTATCATTAATAAAGGACTATCTTACGGACACGACACAGTAATCCCTGCGAATGAGATGAATTCCCGCCCGCATCTTGAGAAAAAGATGCAGTTTTCGTTTCTTATAAATACAATTAGGCCCCGTAAAAGATTCAACAAATGGATCAAAGCGGACAAACTTGAATCGATCGAAGTAATTAAAGAATACTATGGATATAGCACAGAAAAAGCCCGCCAAGTACTCCCTCTTCTCGACGACTCAAAATTAGATTATTTAAGAACAAAACTAATAAAAGGTGGTCGTAATGGCTGAAGATATTTTTCACATTGATTATCCTGGGTACACTCCGCTAGAAGTAACCTTGGTACAACCTGACGATTTTTTGAAGGTCAGGGAAACTCTTACACGTATCGGTGTAGCATCTAGAAAAGATAAAGTACTATATCAATCTTGTCATATCCTACATAAACAAGGTAGATATTTTATTGTACATTTTAAAGAATTATTTGCGTTAGATGGCAAGTCTGCAGATCTAACAGAAAACGATTTACAAAGACGTAACACAATTGCTAAACTGCTAATAGATTGGGGTTTAGTACAAATTATAAATCCGGAGAAATTTACTGATTTGGCGCCATTATCGCAGATCAAAGTAATCGCATTCAAAGATAAAAACGAATGGTCTCTGCAAACAAAATATAATATTGGTAAGAAAAAACAAACTACAGATCAATAATCTGTATAAATAATTATATCCCCGGGATGGGAAACGCAGCAATCGGTGTGGGCTGTATAAACCAGAAGCCGAACTAATTTAAGTCCCACTACCTTGGGAACGTCTAAAGCTGGTACAACGTATGGTACCCCTGTAGTCAGTAAGCAGGATCACGCTATGCCTTCGGGGTAGCAAAATTATAAACTCGCTTAATAGGAGAACTATATGTTTTACTCAAACATGGCTATCGATTCAATTCAAAACGCCAAAATCAACTTCCTTAAACAAACAGTTAAGGATTCTACTCTTCAAAAACCCCTAGTCGATTTTGTTGAAGCACAACGTGTTTTTACAAAACAGATTTTCAAATCTGCGTCTGATGTAATGAATATTGCTTCAGAAACAGTTGCAAATACAATTAGCGGTATTACAAGTAAAAAAGGAGAGTAATATGACATTTGTTAAAGATGTTTTTGGTCGTGATTTATTCAAAGACTTTGATAAACTATATGTTGGCTTTGACGATCAATTTAATAAGATGGCAAAAATTCATGATGATCTAACAAAGAGCATTCCAAACTACCCACCTTATAATATTAAGAAAACTGGCGATAACACTTATGTTATCGAAGTAGCGGTTGCTGGCTTTGCAAGACAAGATATTGAAATTGAACTTGATAATGGCAAAATGATTATTAAGGGTAACGTACATAATACAGAAGCAGAAGAAAACTTCTTATTTAAAGGTATTGCTAATAGAGCATTTACCCGTACATTTGCACTTGAAGATCAAATTGAAGTTAAAGATGCTGAAATGTTCAATGGCATGCTTAAAGTATGTTTAGAAAGAATTATTCCAGAACATAAAAAGCCTAAGAAAATTGAAGTTAAAGATGCTGAAGCAAGCGTAAAGCCTGCAAAGAAATCTAAACCGCAATTACTTATGGAAGATCCAGTCGGAAGAGATCTTTAAATGAATAATGATTTGAAAGCATTTGGAGGAGTCCATGTTCCTTCAATAAAAGACTTTTGGAAATGGGTTGAAAAAGCATTCACTCCATCATATCAAAAAGAAATTGATATGTATTTGAAAGATTCTGTAGATCATAAAGATTTGCAGGCCAGAATGGATGTATTAATGCGGAGAGGCCTATTATGAAATTCATTAAAGCCTTTATAGCATTAGTTCATGAAGTTCGACAACGATTAGCCACACGTAGGGGTAAATATCCTAATACGGGCTCTTAAAAATACTGGGGATTAAAAATCCCCAGTTGTCCATTATACATATAAGTATAGCAATTAAATGCTAATTATAATATAATGTGACATAGCTTATAAATTTGCGGAGATAATATGACTACTAAAATTTTAAAATTAAAAACAGGTGAAGAACTTGTTGCTGATATTACATTCAAAGGCCAGGTATATACATTGGTAAAACCATTTATGTTACAAATGGCGCGTGATCCTTCGGGGCAGAAACAGGAATTGCAACTAGCATTATTCCCATATGCACCATATACAAAAGATCACATAATTCATGTTTCTAAAGAAAACGTAATTTGGTTTGAAGATTTGCCTGAGTCTATGATTCGAGACTACAATACTGCATTAGTTAATCTTGCAGTTACATTGAAAAAACACGAAGACTCTGATATTACTGACGTATGAAAAAACAGTTGAATGGCCCGGTAATTTATATTGATCCTAAAACAGGTCAACCGGTTTGCGATTCTGAAAAATGTAAAAAGAAGTTTACTATTGGTAAATATTCTATTAAAGAGACAAATTACAAATGGTCTGGCGGACCGGTTGTACATAAATTCTTTTATTCATTATGTGAAGAATGTGGAAGAAGCAACTCTACTAGTAAAGATAAAGGCTTAACTGGACAGAGTTTTAGACGTGGTACTATGAACGCAGGTGTTGATCCTGAAATTAAGGAAACAGAATTATGAGCGCTAAAAAAGTTACAAATTTTAAAAAACGGACTTGCCAAGGTGGCAAGGCAAAAACATCGTCGATGAATAAAACACAGAAACGATCATATAAGGCTTATCGAGGGCAAGGTAAATAAAAGACTATAAATAAATTATTGCCGCGGATTGGTGAAATGGTATCACAAAGGACTCATAATCCTTAGTTCCTAGTTCAACTCTGGGGTCCGCATCCATTATGAAAAAACTTATATTATCACTGCTATTAGCTGTATCTACAATTGCTTGTAGTAAAGAAACAAACAAACCTGTTATCTGTTTAGATGCAAAGGAAATGTTTGACGCAATTTTTGAGGAATATCGCGAGACAATACTTATGGTATTTGATCAAGATTCATTCTCCACAAAAATTGTTTTAACAGTTAATCCTGCAACAAAGACATGGTCAATAGTCGAATATAATACTGAGATAGCTTGTTTGCTAGGTTCAGGAAACAATTATAAGATAATGGGTCGTGTACCAAGTAAAGATTACTTATGAAGTCTATATTATTATTGGCATTACTTATAACGGGTAATGCCTTTTCCATGAAAGTAACAGCGCATTCCTGGCTTGTTACTGATGGGAACGGAAAAATTATTGAAGGGCAAAGTATTGATGAATCTCGTTCAATTGCCAGTATCACAAAACTTATGACTGCAATGGTTATAATTGATGCCGGTCAAGACCCAAAACAAATGCTCGGCAAATTTACAAGAGAACAACACATAAAGTTATCACTTGTAAACTCGAGTAATGAATCTTCAATTATACTATGTGACAACTACCCTGGCGGTAAATCTAATTGTATACGAGATATGAATTTAAAAGCTATGGCAATTAATATGCCCAATACTAAATTTGTAGAGGCGTCTGGATTGAGTCCAATGAACATTAGTACAGCTAGAGATTTATTGGAACTAACTCTTTCTGCAAGGTATTATCCTGAGATTGTTGAGGCAAGTAAAACACCGCAAGTAAAAATTCAGATTAAAAAGAGATGGTTCTTTTTTAATAATACTAATCCTATTATTGGAAAGAGACACGATTTTATTGTGAGTAAAACTGGAACAACAAATGCTGCGGGTGGTTGCATCGTTATGATGCTTGATACCGATATCGGCAGACGAATCGTTGTTGTTCTTGGTAGTAGAAATGGAAAGACTAGAATACCCGAAGCGGAATTTATCGCACTCCGGGAATACTAATTAGAGAACAATAGGTAACCAAAGCCATATACCCTGACTCATTAACAACGCGGATAATGCGCCAACAGCAATACTTGCAATATATAATGCAGGTGCAACAGCTAATATACTAGCTGACAATAACACAATCGCAATTTGAAATCCAGAACCGGCAAATGTCATCCATGGACCTGACTTGCGTATCTCATCGCGCTCAGCTTCCAATGCTCGTGCTTTAGCCATAAGTTCTTTTTTGCCTTCCCCTGTTGCAGGCTCAGATTCGTATCTATTAATTTTCGCAGTTAACTTGTCTGCCTTCTCAAATTGTTTTCTTTCAATTGCATCATCTCTTGCCATTTCAGCAAGAGTCTGTTTAATAGATTTTGCTTGAAAGAATGCCCAAGTATCATTAGCTTTAATTGTATTGTTTAATACTTTAGAACTATTGCCTGACGCAATATAAGTATTAATTGCTAAAAGAGCAGCAAGCACAGTAATTAACCAACCTGCTTTGTCTTTAATCTGTGCTTCTCTTTCGCTTCTGCTAAGAGGTTTCTTTTCTTCTGTCATTTTACTTTCCTTTTTGTTTCAATTCTAAAACTTCTTTACGAAGGTACTCAAAATCCTTTTTCAACAGTTCGAGATCCGCTGTATTTCTTCCAGGTTGCTTTATGTAGGAAGAAAATCTTTCGTCTGATAACATTAACGAATGTTCTAAGTCTGTAATTCTAGCCTGTGTAGTAAACACATACCAGCTGGCTATAACAATAGCACTCACTACCGAAAGCAAAGTTTTTAATGGAACAGTTACTTCTGTCTTTTCATCTATTTGTACAGCCATTTAGTTGTTCTTTGACTTCTCTAATTTAGCAATGTAATTAGCCATTAAGTGATCGAATACTCCGATAAACTTTTGTCCCTTTGCTCTTGCTCTTAACCTACTTCGAACCATATCTTTTATACGTTGCCACGGTGTCAAATCTCTAAACTCACCATAGAAATTCATATACTTATGAGTCCCGTGATGTCTAAATCCCATAAGTCTAAAAGGAACCTTAGTTACATCATCGCAGTTGTTTTGCACTCTATAATGAGTAACATTTAAACTGCTTACAAACTCTTGATTTCCTACTCTAGGAGAACCAAACGTTATTAATGCTGCAACTTTTGATTGCATTCTACTAGCAGCAATAGTTGCCATTGCCGCTCCTAGGCTATGGCCTGTTACATACAACGTATCAATATTCGCAATTGCTTTTTCTATCGCAGGCCAAACTTTATTAATCTCGCCTTTAAATCCTACGTGTACCTTACCACCGCATGCTTCGATATTTTTGCCTGACTTTAGATCGGCCAGTATATCTGACTTCTGTGTTACTTCAGTGCCTCTAAAACTTAAAACGTGTATGCCGTTCATGTCTTTTAGCAAATATGCTTGAGCACCCTCAATATCAAAAAATTCAACAATATTAAATCCAAAAGATTTAAATTTGTTTTTGGAATCTTTCGGATTATCGTATGTGATTGCAGATATGTTAGCAAACATTATTAGTTGATTTAGTTCCATGATTTTATCCTATGTTTAATTTTAATATTTATTATCAAGGTAAAAATCTACCTATTAGACCATTAACGATTTTATCAGATAAATCATTTGGTAAAAATTTAAGAAATCCTAAAAAGTACATTGCCACCGAACCATATACAAATATCTTTAAACACATATCAAATGTTTTTTGGTATTCGTTCATCTTCCGCACCTATTACCTGTTTGGCAAAACTGCATTAGTTCATATCCACCTATAAACAATACAAATAAAACAAATGCAGCTCCACCAATTATCATGGCCCATTCGTTTAATTCTTCTTCTTTTTGTTTACGTTTACGCTCTTGGTCGTTGAACATTCTTATATCATTAGCATCGTCTGCATCCATTTCTGCTTGACGGGCTTTGATCTTATTCCATACGTCAATCTTGCCTGTTTGCATAAACAACATTTTAAGTTCTTCTTCAAATGCTCTGGCCTGTTCTAATGCCATTTCAATCTGAAGTGCGGTTCCCATGTTGGAACCTTTCTTAGATTTTTTAGCCTCCATTAATGCTTTAGTAGCAGTACTCTTAGCATCAAACATCTTGCCAATCATAGGAGCAAGTGAACCTAAGTCATTGGCTACTTTACTAGCCTTTTTAACCATGCTTATTGCAGACTGTATACCTGCAAGTGCCGTTATTGGATCTATCATTTTTGTTTACCTTTTTTTTCTTCTTTTTCTTTTCTCCACTCAAGGCAAATCACTTTTCTATTATAGACATCTCCACCCCATGTCCATCGTATACATTCTGGTTTTTGAATGTACATATACATAGCAAGGGCAGTAGCAAACATTATTTATTCGCCAATGGATTATCAATAGCTTTTTGAATTTTATTATCAACTTCCTTCTTCAACACTTCAACTTCTCTGCTAATCTCTCTACGAGCATCTGCCATCTCTTTACGTATAGCATTTACTTCGCCTCTAGCTTTATCTAAATCTTCTCGTATATCTTTGCGAGCCTGGCGCATTTCTTGCTCCGTCTCTCTTTGTGCTTGTTTAACACTACGCTCTACCTGTTCTGTAACTGATTCATTACGACGAATATCATTCTTTAAGTCAGTCTTAATATCGCGAGTGTAGTCGGATGTTTTGGAACTGTTTTCTTCAATAACTGCTAATCGTTTATCAAATCCCGATAAGTCAGGTGCCTCATATGAAGCAATCTTTTTCTTCATACCGATGTAATCTTTATATACTTCAAATGTTCCATACAATCCACCTAATACAGAACTAACAATAGTTGCAGCTACCATAAGTTTTGCTGGGGTAAATTCATATCCGCCTATGCTAATAACAGTATCTTTACTTGCATACTTCTTCATTGCCGCTTCTGCTTCGTCAATCTTAGCATTAACGTTTTTAATTTCTTCTGACATTTTACTTCCTTTTTTTATTGTAAAACTATAAGACATACCACTGCGATTATTCCCAAAACTACTATGGTTCCGCACACAAAATCATATATGTGCTGTCCGTTCATTTCATTCTCCTAGTTTGTATTGTCGATTAACCATTTCTTGATGGAGTCTATCGCTTCCCAATCCTCTTAATAGTCTAACATTATCTGTAACCGTTTGATTTTTATAAATTTCCTTTGGTGCATAAAATGCAACATCTGGCATCATAAAGAAATATTGTGAATAATTTGCAGGTTGTTTTGCAATTGATTCTATTGTTATATTCCCCGCCAATTCATTATTGTTCACATTTCTTACAACAGTGTTATTTTGCTGAGAGTTATCATTTGTGGAAGGCATAAAGGGTTTTGCATCTATTGCATTGTCAACTACACTTTTATTTCCAAATTTTATACCTTCATTCGAGGGCATATCAATTTGTATTTGCGGAGTATAACGTATTGGTGCGTTTAAATTATACGATAATGTTGGCGATGCTATTGATACAGTTAATTCTTGTCTTATAACCGGAGGTTGATATTGCACAGAATTCACTGTAGGTTGAGTATAAAAAGACTCTACCTTAGGAGGTTCATATTTAGGAGTAGGTAAACTAAATTGACCTACATTTACATTATCTTGTTTTGTAGCAGAAGGTGTGTTTTGTTGACTGTTACCAAAAGAATTAGAAGTCTGTTGACCCGCTGAACTACTTGCCATTGATTGCTCTAATCTGGTAGTATTAACTACAGTATTAGATTGTAGATTGCCTTGTAATGCTAAAGCACCACTTTGCATTGGATTTGAGAATGATTGAGCAGATCCGGGTTGTACTACACTTGTTGCTTGAGAACTATTAGCTGCAGCACTTTGCGACTGTGCATCTCCTGCAATTTTTTCTGCTTGTTGTTTAGCAGTTTCCCCTGCGGAAAATGCTTGTGCATCCGCGGCCTGCACTACAGACTTTTCTAACGCCGCAGTCTTTTCTTGATTTGCCCCAATCATACTAAGAACCGAAGATAAAGATACTGTTGATTTAGAACCACCTGAAGAATCTGACACCTCACCGGCTTTAGTTTGTTGGCCACCCGGTGCTGGTTGTGTAGATGCAACTTGGGGTGCTGGACCTGATGGAGGAGGAGGTTGCGAACCTTGTGGTGGAGGACTTCCAGGAGGAGGTTGCGAACCTTGTGGTGGTGGAGGACTTCCAGGAGGAGGTGCAATTCCAGTTGTCGTAATTGTAACATTATCAATCGTAGTTTGAACTCCCATTAGTGTTGGTTCTGTAACTATTGTAGTTGTTAATGTTTGTGGAGTCAATTTAGCAAGTGCCTCAAAATAACCAGGACACGTTGGGCTACTCAATACATTACCAGCACATGGGTCTACAGAATACTTCAGACTGAAATTTACATTGTAAATTTCAGGACCATACGGACCTGCCCAAAAGTTATTGTCTCTTCCCACAAAACCATATTGAACACTACCCAAATCTTTAGATGCAAAAGGACTATTGAATGTTTCAGAATAATTGAAGGTAGTCCAGTTAAATCTAGAATTCAAATCATAATTTTTATTGAATACAGTAGAACCTTTTGGATCATAGAAACTGACATATGCAGTAAGATAGTCCAGTCTACCATCATCCCACCCATTTCCATTCTTAGCAGTAAATCCAAAATTATATCCATCTACTCTAAGTCCTGTTCCTGTATTTGAAAGAACATTTGCAATTGTTTGCATCTGATAAAGATTAGTCATACCATATGAAAAGTTAATGCTATCACCAGGTCGAACGATTGGATTTGGTCCACAGTAACCTGGATCGCCATATCCCCAACAAGTGAGATTGTTCTGATAGACACCATTTACCCAAGGCGTAGGTCCACCTTGGGGAGTTGTCTGGACAATATTCCCTGTACTGTATACTTGTCCAGCTTCTAGTGTTTGCGCTTTACTTAAAAGCGGCGTGAACAAGAATGCCGAGCAAAGAGCCAACGCCAATGTTTTTAGCAGTTTCATATTTGTCTTCTTTAGGTGTTTGTGGGATTTTATCTTTATTATCTTCCCATGCAAGTTTAGCTTGTTCGCCAATTTTACCTTCAATAGGACAAGGGGTGCCTGCATTTAACATTGCTCTAAACACTCGATCGTCCTGACACATGACTGCTACTGCAGCAACTTTCATTCCCATATCATAAAGGGTTTTAGAAAGTTTTAATCTTTCACAATTTAAATCTCTTATTGTTCCGCCAGATGAAACACCAAATACTTGTGTTTGAACTGAACCAGATGATCCCGTACTACATAAATCATTGTTACCTCCACTCATCATTGCTGGAGCAACGGCTGTCGGCGGGGGTTGAATTACTTTCTGCGTAATAGTAGTTTCATTAATATTCCTATTTGTCATATCACCAGAATTAATGTTTTGATTTATATTGGCATTTTGATTAACGTTTGTATTATTGCTAGTACTTGTTGATGTGTTAATATTACGATTTGTCATATCACCAGTATTGACATTATTATTCTGATTTGTAGACGTACTTACATTATTATTTTGATTTGTAGATGTACTTACATTATTATTGTTGTAAGTCATTGTACCAGTATTTTCGTTTTTGTTAACATTAGTAGATGTACTAACACTATTGTTATTGTTATTAAACGTCTGAGTACCGCTATTTACATTGTAGTTTGTATTGGTATTTGATGATGTGGATGTATTAATATTACGATTCGTCATATCACCAGTGTTCACATTGTTGTTTGTATTAACGTTCGTACTGGTGCTTGCATTAGTGTTTTGATTAACATTCGTTAGCGTACCGCTTTGAATATTATTGTTAGTGTTAACATTATTGTTTGAGCTGGTGCTCGTATTGACGTTATTATTATTGTTCGTCATTGTACCAGAATTAACGTTGTTATTATTGTACGTCATTGTACCAGAATTAACGTTGTTATTATTAAACGTCTGCGTACCGCTATTTATGTTATTATTTGTATTAACATTGGTACTTGTGCTAGTACTTGCGTTGTTGTTATTGTTAGTATTTGTAGATGTACTATTTACTGTTGAATTGCTTGTAGCAGTTGATGTGCTTGTAGCAGTACTGTTACTATTTACTGTGCTAACACTATTTGAAGTGCTATTTGTGTCTACTAACGTTTTGCTGTCGTAAGTTCCTTGATTTATGAGACTTGTAGTCCCCGTTGTCGTTCCCCCTGTTGTACTAGAGGTTCCACTTGTAGTTTGCGCTAAAGTGCTACCAAACATCATAACAAAAAGTGCCAGTGCGGCCGCCTTTTTGTTGAACATTTTATCTCCTTTGATTGTTATTTAATTATATTTGGTCATCTTAATAAATAATTTTATTGACATTTCATTGGGTTTGCTATATAATGATACAATTATTTATAATGTCTAAGAAAGTTTTTAATGAAGTTTTATACAAACGTGAATCAGTATGGCAATCGGATTCTAGTTCGAGGCGTAAATAACGGCAAAACGGTTCAAGATAAGATTGAATTTAAGCCAAGTTTATATACGAAATCTCAAAAACAAACTCAGCATAAGTCGTTATTCGGAGATTTTCTTGAGGAAATCGAGTTCGCAGATATCAATGACGCCAAAGATTATGTCAGTCGATATAAAGAAGTTGAGAATTTCCCCATCTTCGGTAACACGAATTATGCTTATCAGTATATCACAAAGACGTTTCCTGGCGAAGTAGAGTTCGATATTTCGCAAATTAAAATATGGTCTCTTGATATTGAGACATCTGCAGAACTTGGATTCCCTGATGTGCGCGATCCAAAAGAAGCATTACTATTAATTACTATTCAAGATGCAAATACCAAAGAACTTACTACATTCGGAACAAAGCATTTCAATGTAACCAAACAGAATCATACATATATCCAATGTAGGGATGAGTATGATCTATTACAGAAGTTTGTTCTATATACTCAAGAAAATTGTCCTCACATTCTAACAGGTTGGAATCTAGAGTTTTTCGATATTCCATATTTGTGTTCTCGTATTGCCCGTATTCTTGGAGATGAGTATGTTCGCAAGCTATCACCTTGGGGTGTAGTAAAGGCAAAAGAGTTTACCCGTATGAATCGTACAGAACTTACATACGATATCCTAGGTGTAGCTATTCTAGACTATCTTGATCTGTATAAGAAGTTTACATACTCGGCGCAAGAATCATATAAGTTGGATCACATTGCCAAAGTAGAATTGGGCAAAGAGAAGTTATCGTATGCAGAATATACTTCATTTCGAGACTTCTATAAAAATGATTGGCAAAAGTTTGTTGAGTATAACGTAATTGACGTAGAGCTTGTTGACCAACTTGAAGATAAGATGAAGTTAATTGAGCTGATTCTAACAATGGCGTATGATGCTAAGTGTAATTATGTAGATGTATTCTCAGCTGTAAGAACATGGGATTGTATCTTGTGGAATCATTTGTGGAATCAGAATATTGTTGTTCATCAGCGAGAAGGGTTGCCTGGTAGACCAATCGTCGGAGCATTTGTTCAAGAGCCAAAGCCTGGACAGTATGATTGGGTTGTATCGTTTGATGCAACAAGTCTATATCCAAGTATTATTATGCAGTACAATCTATCTCCAGAAACTCAGGTTAAGAGAGAAACAAAGAGTACTACTGTTGAACAATTGCTACAGAACAAGTATAATTTAGATGATCTAAAAGAAAAGAACTTGTGTATGTCGGCAAATGGGTTCTGTTACACTAGAGAAAAGCAAGGCCTGTTTCCTGAGATTGTACAAAAGTTATTTGACGATCGACAAAAATATAAGAAACTAATGTTGGCCGCTCAATCTAAATATGAAGAGACAAAAGATAAGAAATGGCAAAAAGAGATTGCGAAGTTTAATAACTTTCAGATGGCTCGTAAGATTCAATTGAACTCGTTGTTTGGCGCATGGGGTAATGAGTTTTTCCGATTCTATGATGCTAACATTGCTGAAGGCATTACTATGTCAGGGCAATATATTATTCAGACAGTCGGCGCAGCATTGGATGAATATTTAAATAAAGTATGTGGTACAAAAGATCGCGTATATTCATTCTATTCAGATACAGATGCTTGTTATATTACACTTGATCCATTGGTTCAAAAGTTCTATAAAGATCAACCAAAAGAAAAGATTGTTGAAATTCTAGATAAAATTTGTAATGAGAAGATTGAAAAAGCAATTAACAAGGCATGCGACGGACTTGCTGATTACACTAATGCGTTTGAAACAAAGATTTATTTTAAGCGTGAGGTTATTGCAGATCGAGGTATTTGGGTTGCTAAGAAACGATATGCGTTGAATGTTTATAATAATGAGGGAGTTCAATATAAAGAACCAAAGTTAAAGGTCATGGGATTGGAGATTGTTAGATCTTCTACCCCCGAACCTGTTCGAGATGCTTTAAAGGCAGCAGTTAAATTGGCATTGACAGGAACTGAACAACAGCTACAAGATTATATCAGAGAGTTCGAATCCAAGTATCGTAAGATGGCACCCGAATTAATTGCGTTCCCGAGAGGCGTAAACGGAGTCGATAAATATACAGACAGAGGTAGCATTTATAAACAAGGCACACCGATGCACGTTCGAGGTGCTCTGTTGTATAACTTCTATCTAAAAGAAAAACAAATCGATAAAAAGTATGAACTTATAAATGAAGGCGATAAGATCAAATTCATTTACTTGAAAGAACCAAACTTGATTAAAGAAAATTGCATTGCCTTTATCAATGTTATTCCCGAAGAGTTCAATTTGAAGCAGTATGTAGATTATGACATTATGTTTGAGAAATCATTTCTTGAACCATTAACAACAATTTTAAATGGCGTAGGTTGGTCGGCAAAACCACAAGCAACATTAGAAGGATTATTCGCATGAAAACAATTAAATTACTGTCTATTTTGTTAGCTACACTTAGCTTTGCATCTTATGCACAAAAGACACCGCAAGGCGCTACATATGACGCACAAATTTTACGAGTGAGCGATGGCGACACAGTTGTGATCGCCGCGCCCTTTCTACCCAAGCCGCTCAAACCAGAATTGGCTGTCCGAATCTTTGGCGTTGACACTCCTGAAAAAGGACACAGAGCAATGTGCCCTAGCGAAGCTCAGCGAGGAGAAGCAGCATCAGCTTTCACTAAAAATGCGATTGCTACAGCAGCAGCACAAGGCGGCAAGTTTCAGGCAACTCTTTATGGATGGGACAAGTTTGGAGGTCGTATTCTTGGCGACATTCTAATTAATGGACAAAGTCTACGTGCTGGATTGATTGCAAATGGATTCGCTCGTGAGTATTATGGTGAAGCCAAACAAAGTTGGTGCAATTAAGTATAGACTTTTTGCCTAGAATATATTATAATATTGAAATTACTTAAGGAGTTATTATGTCGTTACTTGAAAAATTAAAAAAGAATTCTACAATTAAAGAAACCGAAATTCTAAACAAATCTAAATTCTTTGCAAAGAAGGATATGATTCAGACTTCGGTTCCTATGATGAATGTGGCATTGTCGGGATCTCTTGAAGGTGGATTGACTCCTGGTCTAACAGTATTTGCAGGTCCATCTAAGCATTTTAAAACAGCATTTTCCTTGTTGCTTGCTAAAGCATACACTGACAAATATCCCGATGCTGTTATTTTATTTTATGATTCAGAGTTTGGTTCACCTCAAGCATACTTTGATAACTTTGGAATTGATACAGGTCGCATTCTTCATACACCTATTACAGACATTGAGCAATTAAAATTTGATCTAATGTCTCAGGTTAATAATATTGAGCGCGGTGAGCATATCATTATTGTTATTGACTCTGTAGGTAACCTAGCTTCTAAGAAAGAAGTTGATGATGCACTAGAAGGCAAGTCTGTTGCAGATATGACTCGTGCTAAACAGATGAAGTCGTTGTTTAGAATGGTAACACCTCATTTGACTATTAAAGATATTCCAATGGTTGTTGTTAATCATACTTATTCTGAAATTGGTTTATTCCCTAAACAAATTGTTTCGGGTGGTACGGGTTTGTATTATTCTGCAGATAACATCTTTATCATTGGTCGTCAGCAAGAAAAAGAAGGCACAGAAGTTGTTGGATATAACTTCATTGTTAATGTTGAGAAGTCTAGATTTGTTCGTGAGAAGTCTAAGATTCCAGTTGAGGTAACGTTTGAGGGTGGTATTAGCAAATGGTCTGGTCTATTAGATGTAGCAATTGCTGGCGGGTTTGTTATTAAACCATCTAACGGTTGGTACTCAGCAGTTAATAAAGCAACCGGCGAAGTATCTGATAAGAAGTTTAGACTCAAAGATACTTACACTAAAGAATTCTGGATTCCTATTATCACATCTGATTTGTTTAGAACTTATATCGAAGACAGCTATCGCATTGCAGGTTCAAATATGTTAGGTACAAGTTTTGATGAAGCAATTATTGATGAGGAGTTTGATAATGCCAGTGAAGTATAAACCTTGGTCAATTCAAAATGAAAAAACTGATTTATGGGGCTTTGAACTTTTGGAAGGTGAGTTTGCCGGAACAACCATTGCAATTACTTCCCTCTCGATGGAAAATAGTGATGACGGGACAATCGCACTCGACTTCACGGTTTTTAAACAACCCGAAGGAAAAGAAATAGATACACAATCTGATAGTTTTAATGAAGCCCTTAATGGGGTAGTGAATGATGTTTTGACAAAGGCTATTAATGAATTCGAAAATCGAAAAAGTAATTCTACAAAATCTGATTAATGATGATGAGTATATGAGAAAAGTAATCCCGTTCTTAAAACGGGAGTATTTTATTGACAACAATGAAAAGATAATTTACGATAGAATTAAAGATTTTATTGATCTATATAATGCAGTACCAAACAAAGATGCTTTGGTTATTGCTGTTCAAAATGATAAAAATCTAACAGAAGATCAGTATAAAGAGATCGTAGATACAGTTAATTTACTTGATCCAACTGAACATAACCGGGATTGGTTATATAAAGAAACAGAGAAGTTCTGTAAAGACAAAGCAATTTATAATGCAATCCTCTCATCCATTGCTATTATTGATGGTAGAGACAAAGGAAAGTCTGAAGATGGAATCCCTTCATTATTACAAGAAGCACTAGGAGTGTGTTTTGACAACAATGTTGGACATGATTATTTACAAAGTGCTGAATCTCGATATGAATTTTATCATCGTGTAGAATCAAGAACACCATTTGATCTTGAGTATTTTAACAAAATTACTAACGGCGGTTTGCCTAACAAGACATTGAATGTTGTTCTTGCAGGTACGGGCGTTGGTAAATCGTTGTTTATGTGTCACGTGGCAGCATCTACTTTATCTCAAGGTAAGAATGTTTTGTATATTACTCTTGAGATGGCGGAAGAAAGAATTGCAGAACGTATTGATGCAAACTTGATGAACATTACTATGGATCAATTAAAAGATTTACCGAAGTCTATGTTTGAATCTCGTATTGAAAAGATTCGTAACAAGACTGAAGGCAATCTAATTATTAAAGAATATCCTACAGCTGGTGCGCACGTTGGCCACTTTAAAGCATTGTTAAATGAATTGCAATTGAAAAAACAATTTAAACCAGCAATGATTATTATTGATTATTTAAATATTTGTGCAAGCTCAAGATTCAAAGCAGGGTCTAATATTAATTCTTATACTTTGATTAAGTCTATTGCTGAAGAACTTCGTGGGTTGGCGGTTGAAGAGAATGTGCCTATTTTATCCGCTACACAGACAACTCGAGGTGGTTATGGTAACACAGACGTTGAACTTACAGATACATCTGAATCTTTTGGTTTGCCTGCAACAGTTGACTTTATGTTTGCTTTGATTTCGACTGAAGAACTTGAGCAATTGAATCAGCTTATGGTTAAGCAATTGAAGAATAGATATAATGATCCAACAGCGAATAAACGATTTATGATTGGCGTGGATAGAGCTAAGATGAAGCTATATGATTTAGAACAATCTGCTCAAAAGGGTCTTAGCGATGCTAATTTGGATATTGATAGGGTTGACAGGCAACCTAAAAGCACTTATAATATGAATGATATTATAAGTAAAGGCAAACGAGACTTCTCGTCAATTAAGGTCTAAAATGAAAACATATTGGTCAAACACAAAAATTGCAGATTGGATTAGAGGCACAGCAAAGCCTACATCCGCAACTAGTGGCGGGTGGCATACATGGGAGAAAAATGCAAAAGAAACTCATCCAATTCGTTATTGGATTGTAGAAGAAGCCTTTGATAAAATTCAAACCTTTATTCGTTTACCAATAGATACATTATACAATGCAAAATATTACGTTAACAATCGTTGGGTTACTCGCACTCATAGCCTCACTGCTCATCCCCGTGACATCAAGCCTGGCAATTGGTGCGATGTCGGTAATCGTTTTTTGCCTTGTCTCTTTAACGAGTTAGTTGATTTTGTTGAAGTAGAAACAGCTTGGTTACACATTGCATGGGATGACGATGCAACTAAGAAATATAATCCTCCATTCTATGCTAAAGGTTGGTTCCGTTGGAGAACATGGCGAAGTGCTCAAGCAGGTCTAGAGCATCTTGATTGGGCAGCAACACTTACGCATGAGGATGAAAATGGCAAAGTGGAGGATACAAGTCAAGCATCTTCTGCAAAAGAAATTAAAGAGCTTTATTTGTGGTGGACTACCGTATATCGCAATAGACCAGATGCACATGAAGCAAGCGGATGGTCTGCATACTGTGAAAAACGCCGACTAAAATCTGGAGGTGATTTTTGGGGGCATGAGAATGAGACAGAAGAAGAACGAAAAGAATGTATGGATGCTTTAGATCTATCTCATAAAATTGAAGCAGAGTATATGGCAGAGGATGAAGCAATGTTGATTCGCCTCATTAAAATTAGACAATCGCTTTGGACTTAAGGAAATATATTAGGTATAAATAAAATTAGAGGAGGACAAAAATGATTGTTTCCGTAAGAAATGCAAGAGATAGAACGCTAGTATATTTGTTAAAATTAGCAGCCGAATCATTTGCCAAGAATTTAATGTCCCCTCAATTGTCTAAAAACATATCTATTAAAATTATTGTACGTGATAAGCTAGATGCCGGAGGCTTTTGTGATTACGAAATTGATCGAGATGGCAATCCAAGAGAATTTAATATTGAACTATTAAGAACACGAAAAAAGATTAATATGTTCAAAGTGCTCGCACATGAAATGGTTCATGTGAAACAGCATGCCAAAGGCGAAGCTAAAGATAAGTTTAAAAAAGATAAGTATATTACATTATGGTTTGGCGAGAAGTATGATGATGATACTTCTTACTGGGATCAACCCTGGGAAATAGAAGCCTATGGTTTGGAAAACAGTCTTGTTGCAAAATTCCTAGTGGAACATGACCAGTTCAAAAATCTAAGACAGAAACACGCAGATTGGTTCGCAGAGGAGTTGACAAAAGAATAATTACAAAAGGAGCGATACATGGAAAATATTACATTCACTCTATATGATTTAATACAAATAGGATTAATGTTAGCAGCTTGCTTTGCATGCTACAAATGGGGACACAATAAAGGCGTAGATGACGCAATCGACTTTTTTGAAGCAGAAGGAATTATCGAAAAGGAAAATGCTTAATTTTTAAGCAAATTTAATCCGTTGTACTAGAACAACACTTAGAACCCGAGCATTTGACTCGGGTTCTTTTTTCTGTTATAATAAGCACATGATAAAGAACTTTTCAATCGGTGCAGAAGTCGAGATTCAAACTCGATGGAAGTCGAATATATTAGGTGAAGAATATCAGTATAATATATTCAAGGGCAAAGTCGTTAATAATCCTAAATGGTTAGATAATGATTATGTCTCTGTATATACAGGTAATCCAGAATATCCTACATCTCATATTAATAAGCGATTTATCGTTGGATTTGATTTTCCGGATAATCGAGTAGAAACTCGGATATTCAAAGTTAAATCTAAATCGAAAGGGCATATCTATAATGTCGTTTCGGATAATGGTATTGTTTCCTGCAGTTGTGTAGGATTTCAATTCCGCAGGACTTGCAAGCATGCAAATAAAGTTAAAGAATTTATCCAAAATGCTTGACAAGGTAGTCGAAAGGCTATATAATATGAATTGTGAAGTTGTTAATTTTTACATTTTTTGAAGGATCTTTATTATGAGTACATTCACAGTAGTCGGCGTTTCCACACAGTATGGCGTCACAAAAGTTCGTTTTGCTAATGACTTGGCATCACGCGTTAAACTCTTGTCTAAGGGTGGTCACTCACCTCTTGAGTTAATTGAGTTGCCTAAGGCAATGACCAAAGCAGAAGCATGCCAACATCTTCTTGATGTAGGCGGTATCTTCAAACAATGGGCACCTCTCATTACTGAGACAATGGGAAAGAAACAAGGTACAGTTATTAGCAAGCCAGTCAAGGTAAAAGCTAAAGCAGCACCAGTAAAGACAAAGGCAGTTGCTCCTAAGAAAGTAGCAGCACCTAAAGTAGTCAAGGCAAAGGTTGTTGATGATGACCTCGAACTTGAAGAATTGAAGCAATTGGCTGAGTTGGAAGACGCGCCAATGTAATTTTAACAAAGCACCACTAGTTTGGTGCCGAGATGTATAAATATTTTTATGGGAAATAATTTTAACCTTTTCTGTCAGCATCAAGAACCGACTTCTTATATTAGAATGTCAGAGCGCTTTGCAGACAAAAATTCATGGAGTGTGCTCCAGGGTTAAAATTTAAATTTTTCATACAAGTTTATCTTAGAACCCTCGGCACTCCAACAGTCCGAGGGTTTTCCTTTTGTGGCATGCTTTAATACCCCTTTGCTTGACAAGGGTATTAAAAGATGTTATAATATAGTTTAAATAGATCGTTATTTAAGCTAAGTTCTTTAATAAATTAGCATACCATTGTATCCGGTTAGCTCAATAGTAGAGCACTCGACTGATAATCGAAAGACAGAGGAGCGTTACCTCTACTGGATACCAATTGTCCCGTTCGTCTAGAGGCCTAGGACATTACCCTTTCACGGTAAGTACACCAGTTCGAATCTGGTACGGGACGCCATTAATTTGTGATCTGCAGGCTCAGAGGCACAGATCATGCGTTATGTAAGCATAACAATAAACAGTAATCGATCGTAAAGCTGTTGAGTTAGCTAGATAGTGCAGATCACAAATTAATGGTTACGCCTGGGTGGCAGAGTGGTCAAATGCAACGGATTGCAAATCCGTAAGATCGTCAGTTCGAATCTGACCCCAGGTTCCAAAAATAATGCTTGACACAAGTGTGTTAAGGTGTTATAATAAGACATATTAAAAGAATCCCGTTACTATTTTCGTTAAAATAGCGTTTGATTAGCGATAGAGATCCGGTGGCAGAAAACCGTTAGCGTGAGGATTAAAAATACCCTCGCAGGCTCTGATAGGCAGAATCTCACTGCACACAGACTTTGAATAAATGAGATGGACAGAGTAACCGCTCAATTAAGGGCTCGCCTGGAAACGAGTAGCTTATCTATATTTTGGTCTGTTAGTGTTAGCGGTAAGCACGCGAGCCTGTCACGCTTGTAGGAGGGATTCGAATTCCCTACAGACCGCCAAGTTATGGTCTTAGTCTATAAATGCATAAAGAAAGTCTAAGTTAAATGGCAACCCAAAGTGGGACCAACCATTTTAGAACCCGCCGGAGTAACGTCTGGCTACTGTGACCCGCAGAAAGTGAAGTAAGTTCGTAACTTACGGGTGGTAGTCTTTAAACCTAAAGGCCGTTGGCAGCACGAGAGCGGTCCTTGTCGAGAAGCGGGTGGAAGGTGTGTGCTACAAGGCGTTGAACCAAACGGGGAGCCAAAGTAACAACGGTGCAAGCCAACATACTAAATTACCGCCGGAGGATGCAGAGCATTTGCCTAGGTGACGGAATTGGTATACGTGTTGGTCTTAGAAGCCAAATTTTGAGAGTTCGAGTCTCTCCTTAGGCACCATATTGAAACATTCTAAACTGGACGCAGGTTCTGAGAAGTAAGACCTTGGATTGATCCTCAAGAAGGTATGGAGAACAAGAGTGTTTCAATATGGGGGTGTAGCTCAGTTGGGAGAGCGGTTGCTTTGCAAGCAATAGGTCGCAGGTTCGATCCCTGTCTCCTCCA